GTATAGCATTAATGTTTATTAGATATACTCTGCTAATAGCCCAGCTATTTTGTAACCCGTAAAAGCTCCAAGAGCCGTTGGTATTGGGAACAATATAAATTTACCTATTGATGTTACATACTTAGGTCTATTAATAACACGACCTACATAAAAATAATACACTAAGTAAGCTATAAGGACTGCTATGTCAATCCTAAGAGATATAAACACTACAATAGTAGACCCTAATATTCCAAACACAAAGTTTTCTATCACTGCGTTACGCATATCTTTCTTAGGTAAAGACTTATATTCTGAGGATATTTTTTTTATGCTCATATCAATTTATTTAATTTCACAACCATCAGCACCACAAGCAATCTCGCCCGCTAGATCTGTTTCATCTTCTACCTCTATTATATTAGTAAGATCAACATTAACTAGGTGCTTCAACCTATCGTTATACTCTTGTTCTGTTATATCTTCAAATGGGGCTTGCATATAAGTACCACCATCATAAGGTAATACAGATAAACCATTATAATGATTTCTGTTTTCCCACATCCATTTACCGGCTTTGTCCCACTCATCAGCTTTCAAAGATACCGTTGCAGATACATTGTGTGTATTAGATCCTTTTCTATGACCTGGTACAACCCACTCTTGTGCAACTTTCTTTATCCTTTCAAGTAAATCAAATGGCGATTCATCTCTAAGTATAGAACCTTTAGGCGCTTTTTGCGGTATACTAATTACAGCCGTGTCGTGAGGTCGGAAATATTCATCTTCTATTAACTCGGGGTGATTCTTAGCAAGGTATTTATACATTGATTCATTCTTGCCTACGCGTATTCTACGGACATAATAATCATTATGCCAAGCATGAATGCCAGAAGAAGTTCCAAGCGCAAGAGAAGTCGTCCCAGCAGGCTTAACGGTTGTTGTGCGTGCCGCAGGATTGATACCAATTAACTTTGCTACTCTTGAATTTTCTTTCTTTACAACTTCAGCGGCTTCACCCATATCATAACCGAGTACAACACCTGATCCAATACCTGTCATAGATACACCAATCAAAGCATCCTTTTCAGTAGTCTCTCTCCATATGCTTCTTAAGTAATGGAACTCGGTATATCCAGCTTGTAGTGTCCCAATAAAAGCAGCATGCTTAACTCTATTATTTAAGTCTTCTTGAGACTCAATATTCGATGCATTAACTTCACACAAGTTGCAAAACTGGAATGGTCTTAAAGCAATCTCACAACAAGGGTTAGTACCCCAATCCTTATCATTATTAAGATATATACCGGGCTCACCTGCATTGCTAAGCTCAACACGTTTCCATAAGTCCATAAAGAAAGACTCAGTTACCTTGTGTCTCATAAGCACAGCTGAGTTGTTAGCTCTACCTCTTTGGGGATTTGATTCCCACCACTGGCCAGATTTACAGCTAATCATTTGATCATCTTCGGCAGAGAATAAACTAATTAATGCAGCACGTCTAATACCTCCAGCCAATACAGAGTCTGCAATATGACATATTATATCATGCACCTCTAACGTGGTTAAACTATCTCCATCAGATTTAGAATCTAATATACCTGTAATTTTGAATATACACTCCTTAAGTGGCTGAGGTCCTGGCGCTTTACCACCTGAAGTAACTAGCTGTGCCCCTTTAGCTCTAATGTCTGAATAATCAAATTGTATATTAGAACTTCTTTTGTCACCCATATAAGACTTCATTAAAACCTTAATGGCATCTGCCCAACCTTCAATAGAATCACCAATTAAAAATCTTTTTGTTCTTTTAACATGAGGTTTACTAATTGATGGCAGCTGGTTAACGTGATGCTGTTGTACAGAATATCCAACACCAGTTCCGCCGAGCAATAAAAACATTGTTTCATTAAAAGAATCAACAGAATCAATAGGCAAGTAAGCACAATTATAAACTCTATTAGGGGATATTTCTATTGGTTTACCACCAAATTGTAATGATCTCATTGAAGGCAAAACCTTTTTATCATAAACTAATTTATATGCCTCATCTATTTCTTCTTTTAAATGAGGATACTTTTTAGTGTGCATCATTTTATTTCTAGTAACAAGCTCATACCAATCTTCTCGTCTATTTAATAGTGGCTTATACTTTGCATACTTCATATACACCGTGATGTCTGATAATATTTTGTTTGATATTTCCATTTTTTATAGTCTGTTTAATATTTCTTTTAATTGTTCTGAAATTATATCTTCTTTATTTTCTTTAATATCTTTTATAAGCATCCACGCTGTAAATATTACTCCTATTGTTGTAATAATTGAAACAATAGATAAAGCTATAAATATTTTAATTGCTATCATCATCTTCTTCTTTTTTTAAGTTTTCTTTTAATTTGTTAAGTGCCTCTTCATAATCTGGCATTAACTTAATTGTTTCTAATGTGCCTACTGATAGATCTTTCATTTGAGCCATCTCATTCATTATGCCTTGCATAACATTTGTTAAAGCTTTAATCTTTTTTTCTACTAGATCTATCCTACTTTGTTTTTGTCCTTTCATTTCTTTATTTATAAATTGATAATGCTAGTTCAATAAATGGAAAGTATAACACATGTGTATTTATATCTCCTTGATCGTATGTTCTAAATCCTAATAAAATTCCAGGATATAATCCCAGCTCTAAATACCAGGCTGCTTCATCTTCGTTTTGTTTCATAATTTTGTTACGTTATATTCTATTTGCTTTTCAATTACTTCTTTAAAAAGAACTTTACCTCTATGGGCTATACTCCATTTAACCCACTTGTCAAATTGCCTCTCAGCATATTTTTTGCGGGCTAGTTCTTTCTGGAATCGAGTATCAATTCTACTGTCCTGTCGCATTCTTTTTGATTTTGTGGTTTATATAATACAATATTAGGCTCTGTTTCTGCTAATAATGATTTGAATAATTTGTATCTTAGTGGGAATGAATCATTTGCCCTGCCTTTTGTTTCTATTATAAAGTTTTCTCCCTCAAAGTCTGGTGTGTATTTTATACCAATAATCTTTTTATTACCTCTATCTCTATATTCTCCCTTACCATTAGATTGCCTTTCATAACAGCATTGGTCAAATTTAAATCCAGGAAGCAACTCAAATGATCTATATTCATATTGAAACTTTATACCAGCTTTTTTCAAAGCTATATACATATACTTTTCAAGACCAGAAGCAAACTTAATCCCGTCGTAAACAACTTTCTTTGCTACGACAGGACCACGTTTCTTACTTCTTTTTTTATACATTTTTTTCATGCGACTCTTTAGCTTTTTGTAAATACAATACAGCATCCATAAGTTCTTCTTGTAAATGATTAAGCCATTCAATAATTTCAGATGGATCATCATTAAGAGTTATGCCGTACTTTTTGTAACCTACATCGGATCTAGATATAAACTTATCTACTACTCGCTCAACAACAGGATCACGAAATTCTATTTCTTTCTTCTTCATATTATTTATTGTCTTTAACAAACGTACCGTTTACCATAGAGCCGGTTCTATTCATAATTACGTTATATGCCGATTTTGTACAGCTTTCAATAGTTAAATTTCTTAAATGAGCAAGATTAGTTAACACAACAACCATATCTCCTATTGCATCAACAACTTCTACCTGATCATCTTTTAATAAAGCCCTAGCTAACTCTCCAGCCTCTTCTTGAAGTTTTAAGTATTGGGTCTTAGCATCTCCCTTGTCATATAAGCCTCGTTCCTTAGCCCATGCTCTAATGTTATTAAACATTTCTAAAGTTTCTGCTTGCTTAAATGGTTCAGGATTATTAATAAACTCTTCATAGAAAGCTTTGTTATATATGTAGCATCTATTAGAATTAAACATAGAAACAGTAATATTCTTAAGAATCCAAGGAATCTTATCGACTGTAAGTTCAAACTCGCCTAAGTGAGTATCCCACTTTAAGCCTATCATATCCATTAAATTACCCTTTAGCTTATTAGCCGGCACGGGAAAAGTAGTTGTTGCCTCAGTTACATTTATTTTCATGTTATTATTATTGATTACATTTTTATATAATTGCCTATCAACTGTATAATTATATTTAGCCTGGAGCTCAACCTCCATTGTAGATATAAAGTCAATATTGTCAGAGGCCATTAGTACTTCGTACTCGCCTTCTTTATAGCCTTGCTGTTCTGTAACTCTACTTTTAAGGTTAGTAGTTACACCTATTTTTTTACCGGGAATGTGATATAAATAATATTTCATAGTTGTTTTATTTACCAACGCTAAGCTCTGCTTTTATAGCAGGATAAGGATTGTAGTTATTTAATTTTATTTCAGTCATATTAGGAATATACAACTCATTAAAGTTAGTCATATTTATTCCATTATTTAATTGTAATGTAGGTAACTTTCTATTTTTTCTTGTTAGAAACTCTTGTGCTTGCTTTATATGGTTGCTATACAAGTGACAATCGCCAAGCTGCCCTATTAATTGTCCAGGTTTTAAGTTTGCACCTTTAGCTAACAATTCTAATAATAACCCATACATCATAATATCGTAAGGTAAACCTAAGAACACATCAGCAGACCGCTGCATCCACAATAGACTTAAAGTTCCATCATTAATAAAAACTTGAAAAGCATAATGACAAGGAGGTAAAACCATATCATTCATCTCGTGTGGAGCCCATGAGCTAACCATAAGACGTCTTGAACTTGGATCTTTAATAATATTAGCCACAAGAGTTTTGAGCTGGTCTACTCCATTAAAATCGCGCCATTGCTTTCCGTATACTGGGCCTAATGTTTCGTCTATTCTTCCAGAACGGTTGTAGTCTGGTCTCCAGTACTTAACACCATTATCCTCTAAATATTTTAAGTCTGTTCGACCATTTAATATCCAAAGCAATTCTGTTCTTGCTAAGTTAAAAAATACTTTCTTGCTAGTCAAAGCTGGAAAGCCTAAAGCCATATCGTGTTTAATTGTTTTACCAAACAAAGCTTTTGTGCCTGTATCTGTTCTATCTGGCTTTTCAGCGCCATTAGATAGTATATCGGCTAATAATTTTTTATATTCATTTTGCATATTTATCATAGTAGTATGTATAATATTCGTGTAACTTTGCCCATATAATATTTTTTTTATATATATATGGAGACTTACTTATTTTTCCTGCGATGCTAATCTCTATACCCCACTCTCCAGGTCTTATTGGAACAACACAAACAAATATATTGTTTTTAATACACCAAGCACTCGCTTTATACTCTTTTGAAGTAATAAAGTACTTACCCATGTCCCACGCCCCCTTTCCTTTTATATTTGGCATTATTCCCAGGGCATAGGTTCATTAACAACTGTATCTGATATGTGTGGAACATAACATCCAGAATTTGGCTCCCAAGTAAAATTAGCCGATGCCCCATTCTCACCAAGGTTTTGAAACTTTATTTTTAAAACTTTTACTTTAACAGTTTTAGCTTCGTAATCTCTATGCACCAACAGCCCATGATAGCTAGCATCATACCATTCACCACCACCCTTAATGTTATACATTGTAGGTTCTTCAATTTTACCATCTTTATCTTTGTACATCTTAGTTGGGTGAGCAACAATAAAAACAAGTACATCATATTTCTTAGCAAAAATTTCAATCTTCATTAGATATTCCATAGTATATCTATTAACATCTTCTGTCTTGCAGTCAACATCTCTTACTTTATTAAACGGGTCAATAACTAAACATTTAATTCCTTTCCGCTTTACTAGCTCAGCCCCCTTGCGTAATACAGATTCTAAAGTATACTTCTCCATATCTATATGAAAATAATTACTATTGCAATGATCCGCTACTTGTTCCCATTTATCCCCTCCAATATCTGTAGCAGAAGGCATACCCTCCCAAGTTTTTCTCATTAGCTTATGTGCATGCAAATAAGTAGGTTGATTCTCTGGCGAAGCAAAAGCCGTCTTCCATCCATAATTTTTATTATATCCCACAACCATTTGGTCGACAAAATCAGATTTCCCGGAAGAAGGTATGCCAGTGACAGTAATAAACTGACCAGTATAAGTTGAGAATATGCTATCAAAATTTGGTAAGCCGATTTGAAATCCAGGTTTAAAACCGTTACGTACAAAATCCGTAATATCATCTTCAATATCTTTAAATGTAGTAACATTTTCAAGCGGAACAGGCGAAGCTTTTCTAATCCTATTAGCGAGTTTATCTTTATCATATTTTAATAAATATTCATTAGCATCTTTGCAGTCATCAAAAGTAGCTAGATAACAGATCTCAGCACCAAGCCTTCTAACTAATTCCTTTTGTAAGGCTTGCCCGGCTTCATCAGAATCTACTGCTAATATTATTTTTTCTTTATCCTCAAAGTAATCAATACAAGAGTCTAAGTAATCTAAATTGTTATTGTTGAGCGTTGCTCCATTAGGCACTGATATTGCGTTAGTTATACCAGCTTCGTGTAGTGCTAAGACGTCCATCTCACCTTCTACTATAATACATTCAGGATGACCTATTATACTATCAATATTATAAAATATTTTTTCAGCTCCTTTATGTAATTTAAAATTCTTTCTACCATCTCTAGACTTAATGTTGGTTAACTCCCCACCCATAAAGTAATTGAACTTAATAACGTTTTCTGTTTTACCAGTCTGCGGCATAAATTCTGTGCCTTCATTAATCTTAAGATCTTCTAGTGTTTTCTTAGATATACCTCTTTTTTTAAACCACTCCTCAACTTTAGTTCCAGGTGTTTGTAGCACGTAAGGTTCAGGCTTTAAGTATACTTTTTCAGCTTTGCCTTTACGCTTATAGGTATGTAATTGAAAACTACTATTGCAATTATGACAAGTTCCAAGTCCACGCTCCCAATCATAGCTAGCACACTTAGCTTTTTGGTTTTTAGCTTTTCTATTGGCGGAACACAGAGGACAACTCCCCTGTGTTTTACCCGCTTCAAGATCATACTGGTTAAACTTATCAATCTGGAAACCATTAATTTCCGTATGTTCTATATTCATTTAATTTAATTTAAGTATTAATAATCTGAGTCTTCTAAACAATTTATACATATATCGGAGAAGTCATAATCACTTTGAATCATATCATCTCCGCATAATTCGCAAACTGTCATTAGAATGGTAGATCATCTGATGGAGCTGGAGCAGACTGTCTTGCAGGAGCAGGTGCTTGTTGACCTTCTCTAGGAGCCGCAGCTACATTATCACCATTAGTCCAAACAACTTTTACATTACCTAAATAAGTCTTAGCTGATTTAGCTTCACGCTCTTCCTTGGACTGAGCAATCGTTATTGGTCCTTGATTACCAAACTGATCTACTTCATCGTTTATAACAATACTTATTGGTAAGTACTTACCTTTCTTACCTTCGATGATTTTACTTTTATCAATATTATTTAAATTGATACTTGCATTAATAATTGATGCCATAATTTTAATTGTTTTTAATTTATATTAAGGGGTTAAAGTTACAAAGTTTTTGATATAAAGAATTGTTTTGGTTCAAAATCTTCTGTTTTATAAAATAGATCGTAAATATTGCTAGCTGCTATAACTTTATTATAGCCTCTTTCATAAAAAGCTTCTGAGCAATCAAATAAACCTATCTGATGAGTTGTTTTATCTACAACTAAGAAAATCATATCATATCCAAAGATATGTTTATATATGTAAGCTTGACTGTCGTAGTTATATTTTTTAGCACTATATTGGAATGAATTAATATCCCCAGTAGTTTTTAAGTCTATTATAAGTTTATCATCGTGATTAAGTATATCAGCTTTACCTTTCCAAAAATTACCTTCTATTTCCGTTATACCAGGCACTTCATAATCAACATTACCACGAATTAAGCTAGTACACACATCGTTTTCTAAAACTTTTTCAATCATAAGGTCTATCTTATCTACCTCGTGTTGTAATAAGCATATCTCGCCTCCAGATAATTCTTTATAAGCCTTAGTATTCCTAGTGGTAGCGTCGATAATTTTAAACTTCTTAAGTTTATCTGGTTCAAGTATTGCTACGTGGAAGTAACTACCTATTACCAAAGCGTTTGACTTAATTATGTCATTGCCTAAAGCAAGAGGGTTATTCATTAAAGTACTTATATTAGAGTTACTTAAGAATTGTTTACCGAAGTCTCCATAGTAATCTTCGTCGTTTTGTAGACGTTTAAGTATTTCTTTTTTATTTTTCTTGTCCATATTATAGGGTTGTTAGTTCCGATTCAACTTCTTTAGACAAAGAATATTTAGCTTTGATTGCCTCAATTTTACCACCTGATTTTATGTATTCTTTTGCTTTAGCAAATGCAGGATCTTTAGTTGTACTTAAGGATGCTTTAGTAGAGCTGCTTTTATCGTGAGTATTGCTAGCATCACTATCTGCAGTGTCATCTATTAAAAATAAATTACCTAAAGCATATTTTTTGCCATATGATGAAGCACTACCAAACTTTTGAGGCATTTGCATACCTTTTTGAACAAGATCGATACCAACAATAGCACTTGAGTGTATAGCATCACTACCATCTGATATTGTTGCAGTTACTTCTAATACAGGGAATGGGTCAGTACTTATTAAAGTTTCTTTTACTACAACAGAAACGCCGAGGTCCAATAGGAATGGTTTTGTTGCTTCTAAAATGTCTTCAGCAGATCTGAAGTAATACTTGCCAAAAGAATTATATCTACTCTTTTTGGATTTGAACTTAGTCTGGACAGTTGCCAGTTTCTCATTTAATTTCATGGATATATAATTTATTATTGTTTACAAATTTAGTTATTTTATTTGAATTATCAATTATAAATAATCAATAACTTGCTCGTGATCAACTTTATCTACAAGTGAATTAACTGCTTGTTTCTTTAGCTCTGAAACTCTTACGTGATTACTGATACCTTTAAGCCCTAATATATGAGCTATCTCTTTAGCCGAGTGCTTCTCACAGTCTAGTCCATAAGATAATCGTAATACTTGATATTCATTTATTGTTAAATGTTTCTGCATTAATCCTTTCAAATAAGCATTTAATATATTAATATTATATGGTTCTGACTTGTCAACTATATTATGGTATAGTGTGTTACCATCTTCATCCATATTTACGGCATCGATACTTAAGAATATAGAATTAAAAAACATCTGTACCATACTTTTATCATCTGGATTTTTTCGCATCTGACTTCTTTTATGCTCTGGTATTTTAATTCCTCCACTATTCATATCTATTCTACGTCTAATTGCTCCTTTAATTCTTTTACTAAGAAATGACTTTAAAGTCTTTTCAATATCTTCAGATTCATTAAGCTTGTTGTAATCTAACTTATCTGTTGCTCTGATTAAAGCTTCAGACCCGATCTGTATAAGATCATTTATAGTTAGTATACCACTAGCTTGCTGTGATGTAGCAAACTTTCTTGCTAAATTTTCTACTAAAGGTAAGAACTTTATTATCATTTCATCTCTACTATATTCATTCCATAGTTTATCGTCTGGCATAGATTTTTTTAAATCTTCTTTGTACCGAATGTAATTTGTTACACTGTATTTTTTCATAGGGCTATTAATTATAACATAGCCAGACTCAATCTATAATCCCTGATTTAATAGTTCTTTTTCTTTTTTTAACTCATTACTCATAGTCCTATAGATCGTTCTTGTACTGCAAGATAACATCTTTGCAAGGCCAGTTATTGTTATTTTATTTTTATTATCGTTAATCTCCAGCATACATTCATATATATTATCTTGATTTATTTGTTTACTTCTACCTATCATTTTGCCAACTATACTTAACTTTTCTTTTTTAGTTAATCCACAGAATGGTTTAAAGATTATCTTTCTAATCTTATTTTTAGGCTGTATATCTAAATCACACATGCTAACTTCATATATAATATTCTTTAGAATATATTCTGACACTTCAAATGTAACAAAACCATTTGATTTAATACAAATAAATTTTGCTAAACTATTTAACTCATCTTGATCCATGTCAGAGTTGAGATACCATAACACTAATAAATGCCATTTAAGAGACTTAAACGTATTAATCTTTGCATCTGTTCTAAATAATTCAAAACACTCATATGTGCCATTCTCGTAGTACATACCCCAGTCATAGACTGTTGTTGGTTCATCTGTTATTGGATGCCTCCTGTAAATTATACGTCTTCGATTTAAATAATCGAGGTTTCTTTCATGCGACATTAGCCTGTTACTCTTTATATATAATACCTATTGTCACACTTTTTATTGTAACAATATTTTTATATTGTTTGTTTACATTTTTATTAAAGATAATCTTCGATTATATTTTTTAAATAACATTATTTCAGTAAACATTATCTTATGATTTATTGCACCATTCAGAATAATATATTTTAATTCTTTTATACGATTTTCTAAAAACCATATATGATGTCTTACCCTGCAATACTTTTTATTTTTCATAATTATACTTTTCATTAAAATCCGATGTATTTAATATCGTTTACTTGTCTGACTATGATCTCGTGAGAATGATCACAGTACATTATTGCAAATTGCTTAGCTTCATCTAATGACTCTTTAAGTATAAATGTTACTTCGTCATTATTATATATCATAAATTTAATCATAATCTATTATAGTTAAGTTTAATTCATTAGCAACATAATTAATATGCTTTGAGGTTGTTGGGCTTGAAGACATACCTCTTACTCTCCATCTTAATTTATATAACTTGTCGTCTTTTATCTCAGCTACATGTGTGTCGTAAGAATATATATCATTACCAATTCTTGTTAAATTTTGTTTATATCTATTAAATTTTCTCATAACTTATAATTTTCTTTAACTGCTTTTATTGTTTGTTTAATTTCTTCTGCTAGCTCAAACTTTTCTTCTGATATCAAGGTTAATTGCATACTATAAAGTTCATGCAGCTTATTTAGCACCCGCTCATTTTCAGACATTGTTTGTTCTAAAGGGTGTGGACTATACGCAATATCTACACGGTTATCTATATTAGCATAGAATTCTTTATCTAACTCACGTTGTTTATTGTCTATTGCTTCAATAATCATTTCAGTTAGTTGTCTCATTTGTTTTTCAGTCATTCTAAAATGGGTTTTTAGTAAATATTTTTTCATCTTTATTAGCTACTGAGTGTTTATCACCAATGTAATAATTCCAGTAAGCTTGAACACTATCGTTTGGTACTTTATATTCATCAGGCATACACTGTGGAGGCTCTGAAAAGGATCCGCCAAGAGGCATGCCAACTGGACAGTTCTGTAAAGATGCGAAACATTTTTGAATACTTAAGTGTATTTTGCCATATCTTTTTGTATACTCATTACCGAGGGCTAACATATGATTGAATAACCAATAGTATTGTCTGCTATTTTCTCGTGCCCATATAGAGGATGGGTGGTTGTAATGTGCTTTTTTATATGGTATATAAGTAGCATCGTAGCCTAAGGTTTCAGCATAGTGGTGGTGAGCAGTAGATAGCATTTGAGCGGACTCAAGTATCATTTTAACAACGTGCTTATTGTACTGAATGTTAGCAGCTTGCACAGGATCTTTGTGTAGGTAAAATATATTCATTAGATTTAATTTATATTCATTATTATTATCAATATTAGATCGTATTTTGTCTGCAACCGATCTTATATAGTGTATAGCATAGCATTCCCAATTTGAAACAATTCTTTTATTTCAGGATTTAATTGTATAATAGATCGAATATCGTATGCTGTTTTTTTCTCTATAGTAGATAAAACTTTAGTTAGATTATTACTATGGATTACGGTTGCATGATCCCTGTTTATAATAGAACCTATCTGTTTAAATGTGGATCTAGTATATGTTCTCGCTAAGTGGCAGTATACTTGTCTTGCAATTACTAAGTGCCGCTCTCTACTCTTTCCTTTAACGTCATCTGGTTCTACTCCGTAATATGTGCATACCATATATAACACGGTATTTAATATTTGTTTTTCTTTATTCATAATGTTCTTATGTTAGATATATTTTGACGGTTATATAAATTCCAATTAGAGGATGTCTCGTAACCTATAGCCCAGTATACATCGTCGTTTAGTAATTGTAGCATAGTTGCTTGTTCTTTTGTTTTGTGTGGGATCTTACAGTCTTTTATAAAGTGGATAATTATATCACCATTATTATTTGCACCATAAAATACCCATGTTTTCTTTTCGTTATACATTTTTATTTTGTGTTACTTGGTTATATAATTCTTCAGCTATGTCTTCGTACGTTTCTATTCCTTCTGGTTGACAGTTCTCTTCTACAAATAACTGTATTTCATCTCTTAATGAATCTTCAAGGTACTCAGCTTTAGTAGCAAAATAATCTATTGTGTCTTGATTAAACGCTACCTTCATCTTCTTCTTTGTTTACTTTGAATAAAGTTTTAAGGTCATTATATAGTGATTCAGCAAAATAATCTTGATTCTTTAGTACTTGCATTGAATCAACATATACCATATTATCGCGGTCTATTTCGAAATTAAACTCACAGTCGCAAGGTTCTATTTCGTTTATATCTTCCATGTGATTTTGTATCACCTCATATATCTGGTCTAGTATCTCATCATCAATCACTGGTTTGTTTATATCTTGTAACTCATTGATTAACATTGCTTTCTCATTATTATGTCTTTTTGTACTAATATCTGATTCAGTAATAAACACATCAATCTGAGCTAATCTTTTTTCTATTTCTTCTCTAGTCTTTTGCATGGTATTATTATTTAAAATTAATTGTTATTCCGTTACATTTTAGGTTAATCACGTTTGTGGTTTTGAATGATCGGTAACCTCTGTTATTCATATCGAATACGGTTATTAGATCTCGCTCTTCATCAGAGAACTTTTTTGTGCCGCCACGTAGGTGGGATTTTACTCCCAGCCTAGCGACCATTTTACGTGTTGATCCATCTTTCTTGGTAAATGTGATACTAAATATATTAGTACCGACAAAGCTTTTTAGGTTATTTATCTTCATTATATCTTGGTCTATCTTTAGCAAAACTTTCGTCTTTAATTGTGAGTTCTTGTAATTTAATTGCAACATAGGTAGCAATGTCTTCATAGGAGTAACCTATTTCAAGTAGTGGTTCGAACTTTCTCATTGCCCACTCAGCACTGTGTGAGCCGTCCATAGCTTGATCCATCATATGTGTAGTTTTTAGCTGAGCTAATATTACATTCATTTCTGTTTGTTTCATAGTATTTAATTATTTAATGTTCATATATATTATCAATAAGTTTGCGTATTTAGTCTGCAACTCTATCTTCGTTTATTGTTTCAGCTAATTCGTAGTAGTTTACGTTAGACAAGAAGGATCTTGCATAGCTAGCAGCGAGACAATCTTTTTCAACTGTATTGTTGAAGACAACGTCGTTTACAATTTCTTCAAGAAGATCTGCAGTTACTTCTTCATCAGCATCCCATTCGATGTCTCCTAATATCTCTAGCATTACTCGCCACGTTTCGTAGTTAAAGTAACCATTGTGTTTTTTATTTTTCATAGTATTTAATTATTATTTGTTTCAACTAACTCGTAGTAGTTTAGAATTATTATCAATCAGCTCTTCCATTTCTTTTACAGCTAAAGTTTTAAATCCAAACTCACCAAACTGTTTCTTAGCCAATTTATCTGCTTTCTTTAGATCTATGATCTGATCTAATTGGTCGTCTCTTAATGAGAATAATCCCATTTCACCAAACATGTTACCTGCTAAAATATCAGCTTTTTGATATGGACTCCATAGATCTGATTTATTTTTCATAGTATTTAATTATTATTTGTTTCATTATTATTAAAGTATTTTTCTTCAATATATTCGACCTCCTCCCACATTTCTAGACCTTGCATCATTGCCCAGACGCCATCAGGATCCGAAATATTAACTAGCTCTTCTACGTATTCTTTTGTTAATCCCATTTTTATTTATTATTTGTTACATATTTATTATCATTGCGGTGCCGTATTTAATCTGCAACCGATTATTCGCCAACAAAGTATTCGCTTAGATCGAATATAGAGTGAGCATACTCCTTGCCTGAAGAGCAATTAGTTCGTTTGCACTTTACTAGATGGACTTTATTAGGTTCTGCAATTTTAGCTAGTTCTATAATAGCCCATTTATCTGTGTATACTATTTCCTTATTGCCTAACATAGTTGTACCTGTTGCATAAGTAGAGTCAGTTAGTAATTCTGAAAGATACTCAGTTGCTTTGTCAACGCTAAGATTCTGTACATAGGGTCTATCAGATAGATTTTGGTGCTGCACTTCTATATAGTCAGCTAATTCTTTGTTTAAATCAAGGTAAGAACCTTCACCGTGTAGCTTGTTATATAGCTCTTTAAATCCTTCATATTTGCATCGTTTGCCGTTTATACTAAACTCAAACCCCACATCCTGAATTTCACACGAAAATAGCTTGTTACTTAAATCCGCTATTTCAAATTCATCTGAGTACACCTCTACATCTACTTGAAACATACCATAGTCTACTTTGTACGTAGTGGTGTATTGGCAACTCTGCTGCTCACTTACTTTTTTAATCTTTTTCATAGTTATTTATTTATTAATTTTAGTGGAAGCAAGGGGAATCGAACCCCTCATAAATACTATCCCAGTAGTATTTACTACCATAACCTCCGGAAGTTAATAACTCCCTGTATGTACTGTTTGTTAATCCATAACACCAGATTTCGTGTTATTTCAGCTACCACTTGCATAGTAGGTAGGTAGCTTTCACCTGCGGCTTTTATTACCGACTTTTGTAAGACATCGTTTTTACTCTTTACCCCAAGGACAATGTTTATTGTAGAGGTCATCGACCGCTTCTTGATCTGGTAAGGTCTTCATGTACTCTCTAAGTCGAGTGTATTCCGCATTCCCCGCCTTGTACTTGCTAAAATCGTCAGCCATATTGAACCACCAATCAAAGTCCTCTAATCTACTTTCTAACTCCTTCATTCTATTAAATTTTAAATTCATATTTATTATCAATTCAGTAACGTTTTTTGTCTGCAAAGAGTGTAACTATATTTCAGTATAAAAATACCTTCAAATAATAGTGTTTAGATAACACACACTCTCTCTCTGTTTAACCTTTGGAAAAGTGTGACATTAGCTTATTAAGTTAATAATATAACAGGCTATCGTCGCAGTTTTTTTGGTTAGAAATCGCACCCGTCGATCTCGTCATCTACCCATTCTTTCTCTAGTACACCGAGTTGACAGTAATCCATACCGAACTCACTATTTGCAATATCGTCTCTAATTTCCTCTAAATTCATTTTGTTTAATTTTCGTTACACATATATTATCATTACAGTGACGTATTATTTCTGCACGGTGTTAACCTTCCAGATCTTCGTATTGCACCTTTTCTCCTTTGTTTTCGCTATTCATAAACTCTTCACCGAACATCTTCTTCATAAACTCGTCTTTCGTATAGAATTTTTCGTTCATTATATAGAGATTGAAGGTACCAACAGTGAGTACATCGTAATAGCCGTAGTGCTTTAGTGAATTTTCCATTTTTTATTTATTTAGTTATTTATTCGTTACATATATATTATCATTTAGGTGACGTATTTTGTCTGCGAACCTATTGATCCGCTTTCACCGTATAGCATATAGCACGGAGCGCAGCGGAGTCTACTCTTTCGACCTTATTGCAGGGCCAGACCGTATAGCATTTAGAGAAAAAGGGGAGTTTCACCCCATTATATTGCTATTTTCTTATTGTTCTTAGCAATCCTTCTAGACCCTCTATCAACCCCATCTTAGTTACATTACCTGCTAAGTACTGGTTTAGATTGTCAATCTCCGCTAGTACATCGGAGCGATATTCTATTTGTTTTTGGGATTTAGTACATTCTTCTAGATAGCCTAGGGCTAACTCTTTTTTTATTTCATATACGTCCGCGTCTTCAATCTCTTCATCTACCTCAGCTATAATAGAGTCATAAAAGTGATCGCCGATTACATCATCTAATCGATCCGCGATAGCTATTACTTGTTCCCGTGTTAATGTCATATTACTTTTCATAACTTTTTTTGTTTGTTTAATTATTAACTTTGTTACACATATATTATCATAATAACTACGTATTTTGTCTGCGAACTATATATACCGAAAATGCTATATGCTATACAGCCTTCGGCTGCCCTCCCCGCGCTCCGCGCTGGTCGTATTTCAACTGTTGCAAAAATCGCAACAGTTGCCTACAGCCCTGGCTATATTGCAGGTTAGGTGAAGTCCGCGTGCTCAAGGCACTCCCCGCAGAGGCTTCTGTCGCTCCACCAAGAGTCCGCGCCGCAGCAGTCGCTTAGGATTTCCTCGTCCTGGTCGTCATCCGGCTCGTCTGTGAGCTCGAAAGCTTCTTGGAGTGTCTTTACTAGGTCTTTGACCTGTGCTCTATTCAGAGTCGTGCATGTGATCCCGTGTTGGGTAACACCGTTTTGGATCGTTATCTGAAGTTTTGTCCCGGCTGAGCCTCCTGAGAACCTTGTCAGGCCCATGGTTGCTACGGTTGTAAAGGGTGTGGTTGACGTTGCAGGCATTACACTTGCAAATTTCTTTAATTCTGTTGCCATTTGTCTAATTTTAATGGTATATACTTGATTAATTGTACCCCGAGGGGTGCTAAGATTACTTTTCAGTAACCTCAGCTTCGATTGCTTCACGCTTGCCCAGATGCTTTACTGTGCTCGGCATGTCTGTGCTCTGTGACCAGTATTCTCGCTTTGCCCAGCATGGCATCAGGTTGAGTCTCGGCAACATCGCTTCCAACACCTCGTCGTGGTTGTACGTTACTCGCACACTTGGCTTAGTCTTAGTCGGCTTAGTGTCGAATGTTATTACTTGGTTACGTCCCATCCAACTCTTGCGGACTACGAAGTTCTTTCTGAACACTGGTGGGTAGATTACGGCTTTCTCTTCGTCACTTAACTTACTTATTGCTTTTGCAATGATCTCTTGATTACTCATAATTTTAATTATTTAATTATTAACTTATTAACTTACTTACACTATTATTATCAAATACACTACGTATTTTGTCTGCGAAATTCTTTACTTACATTGATCGTATTCTTATCATTTGTTACACTATTATTATCATGTCAACCACGTATTATGTCTGCGGTGCTATACACCCCCTCCGCTTCGCTCCGCTCGCTGCGCTCGCTGTCGTGTGCTGCCCCAGAAAAACTCAAATATGTGGCAGGAAAATCGTAAAAACCCGGTATATATACGCCGATCCAGAAAAAACCTGGGGGGCTGGGTAAAATGAAAATCATTTCCTTTTTGAAAATTTGTAAAAAAATATATGTATAACCCCAAATATCTCTATATCTAACCCAATATCTCTACATCTAACTAAATATCTCTATATCTAAAAAAAATTTTTTTAAAAAAAAAATCAAAACGCCAGGTAGTGTGACGTTAGGTTATTAAGTATATATAATAACAGGCTATTGTCACGTTTTGTCTATGTAAGTATTGTGTTTCCTGTGTAACTATTTATAAGTATAGAACACAAAATTAAACATCGATAATATGGCTAAGCCTCGTAAACCCGGTGGACCTAAACAGAAGTTAAGTCCAGGTGCTAGAAAAAGAAAAGAAGAGAGAGACTTAAAGTATGCTCTTACGGATAGGCGAACGAAGATGAAGGCGGAGAACCAAAGAAAGAGAAATAAGGCTAAGAAGAACGGCGTGAATATAAAGGGTAAAGACTACGATCACGAGGATGGTAAGTTTGAGTCAGTAAAGCGTAACCGTGGTAATGACGGTAACGGAACTAAAAAAGAAGGTAAAAAAATAAAGAAATAATGGCAATAAATTATACATACCCAGTAAAGGGCCAACCCGTAATAGAGGATGAGTTTTTAATTGTAGACACACAAGATGGAAACGCAACAAAAAGAGTTACAGTAGATAGTATTTTAGATTTAGGGTCAGGAGGCGATATAGGAGTTAGCACATTCCAAGCTACTGATGGTATTTTTATAAATTACTCCCCAAATGATCCTGTCACAGGGACAGTAACATTGACAGGGGACTTATCTGCAACGGGAACTCCTGGTGCAACTAATTTTTTAAGGGGTGATAACACTTGGTCAACTGCTATTAGAGAGGTTAATCCAGGAATAGGGGAACCAATAGCGGTAAGCACGACAGATGGAATTGCTGAATTGAGTTTAAGTACAGTACCGACTACAAAAGGTGGTACGGGATTAACAGCTATAGGTACACCGCATCAAGTACCCACTGTAAATGAAGCAGGTACTGCTTTAGAGTATAAAGATACTACTATTATAGAAACGGTAAAAAATGATACCGTATCAACAATCCTTAAAGGAACACCTTTACACGCTACAGGATGGAATGAGTCTGAGGGAGTTGCTGAGGTTGAACCTGCTAACGCTACTAATGGAACTACTGATTTAATGCCTTGTATTGGCCTAGCGGAAAACGATATTCCAGCAGGACATATTGGTCATTCACTAATTGTAGGAGTATTAGATGAAATCAGAACAAACAATTATGGTGTAGATGTAGGGGATGTACTGTATGTAGCACCAGGCGGAGGACTTACGGGTACAAGACCAACAGGAACTAACATTATTCAACCTGTTGCTGTTATATTAAAATTAGCAGGTCTTGGAGCAGGTGTACTTCAAGTGGCTACGGTGAGTCAAGGGGCTAGTATACCTAATGTACCAAATTCACAAATCATTGTAGGTGACGCATCTAATGTGGGGCAGTCAGTTGCAATGTCAGGTGAAGTTACCATATCTAACACAGGTGTTACTGAGGTAACGGGCATTGATGGTAATGTATCTATACAAGGGTACAGCCCAGTAGAAACCTTATCTGACCCCGCTGTTTCACTATCAGATGAATACTTTGGTAAAACATTAGTATTATCAGCAGCAATAAATACAGACTTTAGCATAACAGATTCTTCTGATATTGCTGTTGGAACAGAAGTCAACCTAATAAACCCTTTGTCTCAAATTACAGTAGGTGTAACATCTGGAACTTTTTTAAATGGTGGCACAGCAAGCGTATTAATAACAGAAAGATACGGGCAGGCTACAGTAAAGAAAATAGCTGATGATAATTATGTAATATACGGAGACCTAGCATAAAACAAAGATACAATATGGTAAACCCAATATATCAACAAGACGAGGAGTTACTACTAAACCCATTTGGGTCTAAGTACTTACCTTCAGGGGTATACACGGATGTAAACTCTAATGAGTTTATTGTCCAGGAGGACACTGTTATATCAGTACTTACAGGTGGGGATGCTTCTATATCTGAAAACAGTATTGACTACAAGACATCAATGAACCTTAGTGGCGTTACACTAAAGAAGGGGGCATTAATAGTTGCACCTGTAGGTGAAGCGTTTAAGAGTATAACTATTGATAGTGGCTCTATAATGGCTTACAACTGTGTTGTTGGCGGAACAAAGCCTGGCTCTTTTGTTGGGCTATTAGATGATTACCCTGATGCTGTGGCAGCTTATTCGCTAAGAAAACTAAGAGCTGACTATGCAGGTTCAGCTATTCAAGTAAGAATTGATACAGCAACAAATCCTCAACCCACTTACGATATAGGGTTTGATTCAGATGGAAATTTAGATACAGCTGATTTATTATCTAAAGCAGGTTCTGATGATGCTCACGTTTCTGTTTGGTATGACCAAAGCGGTGGAGGTAATGACGCAACGCAAGGTAGCGCATCTGCACAACCACAAATTGTAAATAGTGGTAGCATTAATTTACAGAACGGGGAACCCTGCGCTGTGTTTGATGGAGTAGATGACTTTTTAACTTTAGGTGTCGGTAACTCATTAGATTACTCAGAAAATAATATTTATTCATTTTCGGTTAATAAAAATAACGGGTCAGTAAATGGCAGAATATGGGCAGACGACATAATAGGTACGCAGGGATATATAATTAATAGACCATATTTAGGAGTTAATGGAGTTTTTATAAACGATGGTGACGGCTATGAGTCTGCAAGTAATACGCCTGCAACAAGTGGCGTAAATTCATTAAGCACTTTGGCATTTAATGGCACTACTGGAATTGCAATAAGTCGACAAAACGGAGTACAATATGAATCAAAAACAGTAAGTAACTGGGCAGGTACTATTGGCTCTAGTGGTTCAGCAGGTTTTGCTATTGGTTCGGGAGCAGATGGAGGTCAATATTTTGACGGAAATCAACAATCTTTAATTATTTACACCTCAAATGAAGCAAGTAACCTAAGTGGCATAGAAACAAATATTAATAAACACTATAATCTATATTGGGATGGCAGCCAAGCAGGATTACTAGATGACTATCCTAATGCTTCAGCAGCCTACTCTTTAAGAGCATTGAACTCAGCATACACAGGAGCTGCGATACAAGTTAGGAAAACAGTTGATAATACTACCTCTACTTTAGATATTGGTTTACTTTATGATGGTAGTTTAGACACAGATTCTTTGCTTTCTTTTGCAGGTTCTAATAATGTTTTTGTTTATAAGTGGTATGACCAGAGTGGTAATGGTATTAATGCAACACAAACTAGTGCAGCAAGACAACCTATAATTGTAAGCAATGGAGTGGTAAATGAGTTAAACGAAAGACCTTCTATAAAATTTTTAGCTCCTTTCTTAACGGACTTAAATTTATCACAATATCCATTTACATCAGGTGGAAGTGCAACAGAAAAGTCAATATTTGCAGTGGCAGAAAATGATTCTACGGTGAATCAAAATTTATACAACATTGCAGACGCAAGAGATATTTACGCATTAACATATAATCGTTCAGGTAATAACACCTATGGTTTTGTAGGTGCAAATTATGGAACAATAGGTGGAAATATTACAGGGCAAAATATAATTAGTTCTCTTGCTATAAGTCCGAGTTCTAAAACATTTAACAACACAGTTGAAGGAGTAAGTAGCAACTTAGCTAGGTCAAACTTTCATGAAAAAAGTATCGGCTCAAGAGGAAGTTATTTCGCAATGGATGGAAATATTCAAGAAATGATAATGTACGAATCAAACCAATCGGCAAACAGAACAGGAATAGAAACAAACATTAATAATTTTTACAATGTATATTAAAGGAACAGAGGCGGAGTGCCTTGCGTATGACGCTGAAGTAACAGCAGGTGAAAACTACACAGGTGGAACAATTAGATGGGCAAAGCCTATAGAAATTGATGGATACCATTATATGATAGTTCACGATAAATACCCAACAACACTAACGACTGTTACAGAACTACCTGCGATAGAAGACGAAATAATTTAAAAATGGCAGGTAAAGGTGTAATACAAAATAGACTTTCTCAGCCCTTGGGTTCTAAGTACTTAAGTGCGACTGACCACACGGAGGTTAATTGCACTGAGTTTGTCACTCAAGAGGATACAATTATAACATTGCTTGAGGGTGGAGATGCTTCTGTGACTGCTACTGATGTAGACTACAAGTCTTCAATGAATCTTGACGGGGTGACCCTTAAGAAGGGGGCGTTAATAGTGTCTCCCGCAGGGGAAGCATTTCAAAACATAAACATTAGTGAAGGCTCTGCATTGGCTTACAACTCTGTATTTAAAGGTGAGAAGCCTGGACCTTTTGTTGGACTGCTAGATTTATATCCAAATGCTTCGGCTGCTTATTCTTTAAGAAAACTAAGAGCTAACTATGAAGGAGACGCTATTGAAGTAAGAAGAAGTGTTGGTACTCCAGTCAATCAAAACATCGGTTTTAATAGCGATGGAGAATTAGATACTGCTGCTCTACTTGCTTTTGTTGGTTCAGGCGATGGATTTGTAGTAACTTGGTATGACCAAAGTGGGGGAGGTAATGACGCAACGCAAGTTGAAGGTAGTAGACAACCTAAGATAGTAAGCTCTGGAGTTATTGAATTAGAGAACGGGAAACCCTGCGCTGTGTTTGATGGCGTAAATGACTACTTGGAATCTCAAAATGGCTTCAATGAGCCTATTGCGTCTTTTGTGTCTGTTTATAAAAATTATCAAAACGACAATACTAGACCGTTTGGCGTTAGAGATACTCTTGGTGGTAGTAACAAAAACACATTTGCTATAACACCTACCAACGTATTAGTTTTTGACGGGGCATTTTTAGCAGGGTCAATAGCTGCAACAATATCTCAGAAAATAACTTATGCTCAAAAAAGTACAACTAACGCTAAATCTTATATAAATGGAGTTGAAAATAATAATTCTTCAATAGCTTTAAATAACACTATTGGATTGTTCAATATAGGTAACGCTCACGGAGCCTTAGGCCTTGAGTTTAATGGGTCTTTTCAGATGGGTGTATTCTATCCAACAAACCAATCAGCTAATAGAGTAGGAATAGAAACAAATATTAATGATTATTACTCAGTATACGAATGAATTACATAAAAGGAACAGGGGTGTTTCTAGTACAAGATAAAATTATATAAAAAATAAAAAAATATGGCAAGTAAAAGTAAGGGTGTAAATCCAAGTAGATTAATAGGTACATTCGGCTCTGAGTATTTGGCGGCAGGGGCGCACACAGAAGTAAATGCTTATGCGTTTATTGTACAAGCCGACACCGAAATAACAACATTGTTAGGTGGGGATGCAAGTACAGCAGTAGATACAGATAACTACTTGACGGCAATGAACTTGTCGGGTGTTACATTAAAGCAGGGTTCATTAATACAAGCCCCAGCAGGTGAGTTGTTTCAAAGCATTACAGTAGGTACTGGTGGTGCTATAATAGTATACAAGTAATGCCATTTATATCAGCATCAGCAATAAGCCCATATAATGTTAATTTAAATTTAGTTGGGGAAAAGGCTTTTACTTTTGGTAATGCTTTGCTAACAGATGGCGTAAATGATTATGCAAGTCGAGGGGGTCAGATAGGGAATAATTCTAATAAAATGACTATATCTTGTTGGATAGATTCAATAGGTAGTAGAGCATTTTTAGGTAGTAGGGTATCAGCGGATAATAGTTGGTTAATGACAACTAATGACGCTAACTCAACTATGATTTTAGTGTTTAGGAATACAGATTCTAGTTTAGCATTTTGCAATGTACCTAACTTTAACGAATGGAATCACTATTTTGTTGTTTATGACGGAACTTTAAGCGAAGCAAATAGACTTAAAATATGGATAAATGGAACTTTAACTGCTTTAAGCATAACAGGCACAATACCTACATCTTTAGCATCAAATGTTGGAAATAGCTTTGAGATTGGCGGTGCTACATCTTCACCAATTTACGGGGCTTCTAAATATGACGAAGTAGCAATTTGGGATGGAGTTGCAGGAACAGGAACAGAAGCAGTTGCGGCTTACAATTCAGGTAACGGTCAATTCGCTAATGGCATAGGTTTAGGAACACCGACAAGCTATTATAGATTAAATGGAAGCGATGGGGATTTAACAGCAATTGACGAAGGAAGCGCAGGAGAAGATTTAACATTAAATAATTTTACAAGACCTCCTGAATTTTGGGTGGCTCATTTATTTCCGCTAACGCAAGCGTTAAACTTTAAGGTTGATAATGTAGACGCTTATGCAGAAGCATCTGCAGTAGGAATGGGAGCAACAAAGTTAACCGTTTTTATGTGGACTAATCGGAGAGTTAACGGAAATAATACCATTAATTGTATGGATTCAACCTTTAGATATGGATGGAATTTTAGTTGGAAGGATAATAATTTTATTTCAGTAAACATAAGAAATAATAATACCGCTGCTACAAACGCTTTAGATGGAACAACTAGCGGTATGTCGTTAATGATGTTCACTTACGATAGTTCTTTAGCAGAAGCCAATAGGGTAAAAATATATATTAATGGAGTATCGCAGGCACTAACTTCTACAACGGCTGCAGTAATGCCTTCCTTAACAACGCAAAAATTAGTAATAGGCGAATTGTTAGGGTTTAATGTTCAAAATGGTGTAATGGCTTATTCAGCTATTTATGAGGGGACAGTTGCTACGCCTGCGGAAGCATTATCTTTATATAATTCGGGTACACCTATCGACCCAACATCTATACTTGGAACACCAACTAGAGCCTATGCAGGCACAGGGGATGATTCTACAACAGAATTAATCGACACTGGAGCTGATGGAGAAAACGCAACACTGTACAATTTTACATCACCACAATTTATAAGTATATGATATTTTTTACAGACAATTTAGGGATATACATTAACGATGAAGGATTTTTTAGAAATCCAAGACCTTGCACTTTAAAAGATAATAGAACAGGCTTTTATTTTGGCGACAACAAAGCCTCAGAACTAACAGTTAAAGGTGTGAGCTACGAGCAAATAACAAAGGAAGATATTTTACTAGACGAAACAAAACTAAGTTAAAAAATTAAAAAGTGTCTTTAGGCAAAACAAACATAAAGGAATATTATAATATAATACCATAAAAATCCTATCTAATTAAATCTACTCTATGACATAAACAATAAAAAAAAATCATATGGATAGTGAAAACCTTATATTAATAGTAGGTGGATTAGCTGGTTCGTTTGGGATTAAAGAGGTTTGGAGCATCATAAAAAAGAAGATGGATATAAGCCACTCTGTGTCCTCAAGCCATAGTAGCTACAAACAAAAAAGAATAGAAGAATTAGAGGATGAGTTGAAAGAAGCAAATCAAACTATACTTGAGTTAACGGTTAGGGTATCTAAATTAGAAGAAAGAATGCTACACGTTGCAAAGAATAGAGTAAAAAAGTAAAAAAATAAGTAACTATATATAACAACAATAACAAACAAAATTTAAAATGGCAAACGAAAAAATTAACTTAGACACGGTATTTAGTGGTTTCGATAGTGGAACAGACTTACAACCAAAGAACACAAGAACAAACAACCAAGGTGTAAAAATCAATGACATCGCAGGGTTTATTAAGATTGTAGATGTAGACCCATTAGAGGGGGCTGGAGTAAAAGGAGATATGGTTTTTTTTAATGGTGGAATATATGTCTGTACTGAGACTGGAGCTGCGGGTGAAGCGACTTGGGTTTCTGTAGACTTAGGATAATAATAAACCTTAACTCCAGGTCAAAGGAGTAACAATTTAATTTAATTTAATTCAATATAATTATGTCTAACGAAATCGTTAAGAATCTAAACTTCGGAGACGAAGGTAAAAATAAAGTGTTTGAAGGTGTATCAAAGCTAACTAAGGCAGTAAGCTCCACGCTAGGAGCAAGCGGTAAGTGCGTTATGCTTGAGGACTCATCTGGAAAACCATTAATCACAAAGGATGGGGTGACAGTAGCTAATTCAATTACGCTACTAGACCCTGTTGAAAATATGGGTGCTACGCTTCTAAAGGAAGCAGCTAGACAAACCGTTAAGGAAGCAGGGGACGGAACAACAACTGCTACGGTGCTAGCGCACTCTATTTTAAAAGAGGCATTTGAAACAAAGGACTACAACTCAAGAGAGGTAAGAGATGGAATAAGCTCTGCCGTTGAAAAGGTTGTTAAGTACTTAGAAAGTAAGGCTGTAGACGTAAGTGGTGATATGCTAAAGCAGGTTGCTACAATATCTTCTAACAACGACTCTAACTTAGGGTCAATGATAGCTAAATCTTTCGAAGACGTTGGTGAGAATGGTGTGGTAAGTATGGAAATATCTAATGACGAAGAAACATCGGTTGAAATAGTTGATGGAGCTTCGTTAGATAAAGGATTAAAAAACCACCACTTTATCAATAACAAAGAGAAAGGTGCTTGTGAGTTAAATAACCCGCTTGTACTAATCGTAGAGAGCAAGATACCCAACGTAAGAAAGGTTCAAAGCATTCTTGAACACGTTATTAAAAACAAGAAAGAACTATTAATTATTGGAGATGCTGACGAACAATTAGTTACAGCAATTTCAATGAATGTATCAAAGGGTAACATCAAGGCAAACATTATTGATGCACCTGACTTTGGCATAAATAAAAAGCAAACACTACAAGACTTCGCAGTTCTAACAGGAGCTACAGTAATAAACGAAGACCTTGGAGACGATATGGACCTAATTGATGTGAGTCACTTAGGAACGTGCTTAAAGTCAACAACTACATCTGACGAAACAATCATCCAAGTGGATGGGATGAGTGATGACGTTAAAGACTTAATTAAGCAACTTAAGAAAGAATTAAAGACTACAAAGATTAACGGAAAGAAGCACTTACTTGAAAAAAGGCTTTCAAGACTTGGAGGTAAGGTTGGTGTCGTTAAAGTAGGAGCTAACTCAGAGGTTGAATTAAAAGAGAAGGCCGACAGGGTTGAGGATTCAATCTGTGCTACTAAGGCAGCTATTAAAGAGGGTATACTTCCAGGTGGAGGAATTGCTTTACTAAATGCTAGTGATAAGATAACACCATCTAACATAGGAGAAGAAATACTTTTAAAGGCTATTAGAGCTGCATTTGATGTTATAATGTCCAATGCTGATATCACTAAATTTGAATACCCTACTAAAAAAGGGTATGGTTACAATGTAGTTACAGGAAAATTAGTCAATATGATTAAGGCAGGAATTGTTGACCCACTACTTGTTACAAAGAGTGCATTAAAGAATGCGGCATCTGTAGCCAATACGATACTAGCAACCGATTGTGTAATTAATAACTTAAGAGCATAATGAAGGCAGTAGGGAAGTATATGTTGATAGAGCCTGTAAAGGAGAAAGAAGTATCTACTAAAGGTGGTTTAATTTTAGGAGAGAGCCACAGAGAAGATATAAGGTACAGGGAAGCTAAAGTGAAGACCATAGGAACGCTAGTTGAAGGAGTACAAGATGGAGACACTATTTACTACGATAGACACGCGGGGTTTGATATGGAGATTGATAAAGTGATATATAAGGTTATTAAAGAATTTGACGTTGTTGTTGTTTTATGAAACGTTTGGAGGCCAATGATATAAAGAATTTAAGTCTACTAAAGCATTACCGCATTATCAGGCGGTGGGCTTGCAGAAACAATGGACTTTCTGATGCAGATCTAGAGTTATTAATTTACCTAGACTGCATTGGTCTTTTCAACAGACTTGATTTTATAGATGGAGCTTATTCTTATAGTTGGGACAACAGAAGATGGGCAAGATTAAAAGCAAATGACTGGATAAACGTATTTGCTAAAAGAAATAGAACTACAACAAAAAGTAACGTATATAAAGTTTCTTTTAAAGGGAAGCAACTAATAAATAAAATATACCGCATAATGTTAGGAGAAGAAGACATTCCAACCAGTAAAAAAAGGAATGTTATAATGAAGGGCAAAAGATATTCTGATAAGGTCCTTATAAAATCTATTAAAAACGTAAACAACGATAAATCAATATAAATAATTATTATGAATGAACTTGAAATGGAGCAAGCCAGGCTAGATGCTATGGCAAAAGCCGTACAGGGCGAAGCAAACTCAGAGATTGCAATTCCACCAATAGCACCTATGACTCCCATTGTTGATCCACTAGTACAAGCAACTAATACAAATTTTTCACCACGAACCCAACTTGCAGCTAATAATATTTTTGGCACTACAAGTGACAGGGGGCTAGTATAAATAAAAGCTATGAAAAGTAAAAAAATGGTAAAAACAAAAAGAATGTATGGTGCCGAGCAAGGCAGTAATATATTATGGGATGGCCCATTAAATATGGATAACCAGCCACGAGGCTATGGATCTAGTAGTGGTTGCAAAGGCATCCAGCTATTAGCCAAAAATATGCCAGAATACATTCCAGGTCCAATTTCAAAAATTGCTAAAGGCAAGAATGGAATGGGTATGAACTAATGGAAATGGGAGATTTAAAATTGTATATAGCCAATATGGTGGTAATGATGGTTACCATGTCGGATATAGAAGTAATACTTAAAATACTTTTATTATTGGTAACCATAGGGTATACCGCTTTTAAATGGGTTTCAATTGCAAAAAAATATAAAAAACACAATAAAAAATAATATTATGCCATATAAGAAAGTAGTAAAAAAAGGCGCAAAAGCAGGTGCAAAAAAAGCTACAAAAGCAGTAGCCAATAAAAAGCTAGATAAGTTGCCGCCAGCATTAAAGAAAGCAATTCTAAAAGCTAAAGCTAAAAAGAAAAAATAAAAGCTATGGATAAGATAAGTAAACACATATCTTATAAAGAAGCTACAAGAAGTGCAACAGCTGCACGAATGGGCTTAAATAACGCCCCTGATGAGACTCAACTTGAATGTATGGGTATTTTATCAGAAAAGATATTTGAACCCCTTAGAAAGCACGTAGGAGGCCCTATACGGATTAATAGCTTCTTTCGTTCTCCTGAATTAAACAAATCTGTCGGAGGTAGTACAACCTCACAGCACTGTAAAGGTCAAGCTATGGATTTAGATGATTCATACGGTCATGCAACTAATGCTGAAATGTATGAGTTTATAAAAAAGAATTTAGACTTTGATCAGATGATATGGGAGTTTGGTAACGATGAGAACCCAGATTGGGTACACGTATCTTACGTTTCCTCAAAAGAAAATAGGAACAGATGTTTAGCAGCTTATAAGGAGCACGGCAGAACACGATATAAAATAATATAATGGCATATACACAACCATCAAGTCCGTTATTTGCAAAAAGCAAACCACCGGCTCCATCAAAAAAGAAATCTTTAGGATACTATAACAAAGCAAACAAAACTGGAACAGGTGCTGCCGCTGGAGGTGGCATGACTAAAAAAGGTGTTGAAAAATATAAAAGAGATAATCCTGGAAGCAAACTACAAACTGCCGTAACTAAGGATCCTTCTAAGCTGAAGCCAGGGGGAAAAGCAGCAAAGCGTAGAAAAGCATTTTGTGCTAGATCTAAAAGCTGGAAGAGCGAACGTGGACTTGCCGCAAGAAGAAGATGGAACTGTTAATAATAAATAAATATATATAAAAATGGAAAAGGGAAACATGATTAATATGGCAGGAACCTCTATGGGTTCTTATAAGAAACCTATGATGATGGGCGATAAAAAACCTATGATGATGGGTGATAAAAAACCTATGATGAAAGAAAGTGGTTTAATGATGAAGTGTGGTTGCCAAATAGGTAAACATATGGGTGGCAGAGGTGTTTCAATGATGAGTAAGAATACTTACGGCAAGTAATGGCTTTTAAGTTATCTAACCCACCATATAAGAATGAACCTACTCCAGTCTATCAAGCAGACTTGGGGGAGGGCGTTCTTGGTCAAAGCAATAACAACGGCACTATTGTAATAAATGAGAAGCTAGATCCTAAATTTCATAAGGAAGTTATTAGGCACGAAGCCGTTCATATTAATCAAATGTCACGAGGCGACCTAGATTACGACGACAATAATATCTATTGGAAGGGTAAAAAGTATTCAAAAAATAATCCTAAAATAGCTATGGCTAGTCCCGCTAATTCGCCTTGGGAAAAAGAGGCTTATAAAAAATCTAAAACTAAATATAAAGATACAAAATATAATGTCTAAAAAATTTAAGGATACAAAGCTAGGCGCATTTTTAGGTAATACGGCCCCGCACATATTAGATATAGCTGGGGACTTATTGCCAGATGCAGGCGTATTAGGGATGGTAAAGAACCTCATTGAAAAAGACGAAAAAATTAAGCCTGAGGACAAAAAAGTAGCGTTAGCAAAGACAAAAGAGATGTACGAGCTAGAGGTTAAAGACAGGGACTCAGCAAGAAGTAGAGAGGTTGAGGTAAAGAAAACAGGCAACAAGGATATAATGATGATGCTAACAGGTATTGTTGGGTTGTTGTCGTTTATGTTTATTATATATGCAGTAGTTTACGAGGAGGGTGTTTTACACAATGAGCTCTTTGTACATCTAATGGGTATGGTTGAAGGAGTTGTTATTAGTAACATCTTCGCATACTACTATGGCAGCAGTGCAGAAAAATAGTAAAAAGCGAGTGATAATAAGAAGTAAGTAATCAAATTAAATTTAATATAATGAGAATAACAGATGAAGAGCTAGAGCTCATCAGAGAGCAACAAACAAAAATTGCTCAAATTAAACAAGACATTGGGACACTAGAACTTAGGAAGCACGAGGTTATGGGTGTAATGCTTGATGTAAATCAAGAAGTCGAAGAAACAAAAACCAGCTTAGAAGAAAAGTATGGTCGTGTAAACATTAACCTTGATGATGGTACTTATACTGCTGTTGAGGAAGAAGAATCTAAGTAATGAGTGGTGTTGTAAGAAAAATCAGTATAGGATCTGATTACAAAAATGACGCAATGCACTATTCTATAGGACAGCAAGTGTATGGCGGTCACGAAATATCTGACATTCTCCTTGACGAGAAAGATAGTTCTTACAACATCTACATAAGTAAAGGTGACGAAGTACTACGTTGGAAAAAGTTTAATAGCAATATGGCTATTTCAGTTGAGTACGATTTACAGTATTAATGAAAAGTATTCACGATTTTATCGTAAAACCCATAGAGGGTCGATACAATAATACTGTAAAGATTGATGAGGTTGACCTAATAGTCAATACAAGAATTGAAGAATTTAAAAGTGTAAGTAAAGTAGCAGAAGTTGTTGCTTTACCGTTAGCTATAAAAACTGACATAAAAGTTGGGGATAAGGTTATAGTGCATCACAATGTATTTAGAAGGTTCTATGATATTAGAGGCAACGAGAAAAACAGTAGAAGTTTTATTAAAGAAGATATGTATGTTTGTTCACCTGATCAAATATATATGTATGGAGCAAACAAGACTCATCTTGATTATTGTTTTGTAAAGCCTTTAGTAAATCACGATATATTTTCTTTAGATTCGGAAAAGCCACTTATAGGAATATTAAAGTTTGGCAACAAAGGTTTGGTTGGCCTTGGAATAAATGAAGAGGATTTAGTTTCCTTTAGACCAGCGTCAGAGTTTGAGTTTATCATTGATGGCGAACTATTATATTGTATGAAATTAATTAATATCGTTGCGAAGCATGAACGTAAAGGAAACGAAGAAGAGTATAATCCAAGCTGGACAAAGAGCGGTTGAAGAATTAATAAAAGTAGCTAAAGAAGCTATTGTTGATTCAGACGACGACTTAGCCGCGGATAAGTTAAAGAATGCCGCAGCAACTAAGAAGCTAGCGATTTTTGATGCTTTTGAAATTCTAAATAGAATTGAGCAAGAAAAAGAAATGTTAGAAGATAAACCCAAAGACAGCACTAAAAAGAAAAGTGAGTTTAAAGGGTTTGCAGAAGGTAGAGCCAAATTCAGTTAATATGTACGAGCAGACACTATATAAAGTTCTAGACAACTACATAAAGGCATCCACCATAAAAAAGAAAAACAGGCACAAGACCTGGAAGTATGGTTATGATGAGGATCATGACATGGTCATTATAAGTAAAACTGGTAAGATAGGAGAGATTTATGAAATACAAAATCTTAAAATAGCCTTACCTGCTGAGTTTGAAACTCATAACTTTAAAGACAAAAAGTGGTCCCATACAGAGTACCCAAAAGAATTAAGTAGAATAAAAACAATTTTTGATTGGAAGGAGTATCCTGAAGAATTTAAAGAAAAATGGTACGATTACATTGAAAAAGAATTTGAAAGAAGAGAGCAGGGATTTTGGTTTAATAATAAGGGTAATCCTACTTACATTACTGGGACTCATTATATGTACCTGCAATGGTCAAAGATTGATGTTGGACCACCAGACTTTAGGGAATCAAACAGATTATTCTATATATTCTGGGAAGCCTGCAAAGCGGATTATAGATCCTTTGGAATGTGTTATCTTAAAAATAGACGGAGTGGATTCTCCTTTATGTCGTCAGGAGAGACAGTCAACCTTGCTACAATATCAGTTGATTCCAGATACGGAATACTTTCGAAGTCGGGGCCTGATGCAAAAAAGATGTTTACCGACAAGGTTGTACCAATCTCGGTTAACTACCCGTTCTTCTTTAAGCCCATACAAGATGGTATGGACAGACCAAAGACAGAGCTTGCATATAGGATACCGGCCTCAAAGCTTACAAGGAGGAAACTTGATGCTAATGAGAACCCGGAAGATCTCAAAGGACTGGATACTACGATTGACTGGAAAAATACAGGTGATAACTCCTATGATGGAGAAAAATTAAAACTACTTGTACACGATGAATCCGGCAAATGGGAGAAACCTAATAATATACTAAATAACTGGAGAGTTACAAAGACTTGTCTTAGATTAGGTAGCAGGATAATAGGGAAGTGCATGATGGGTTCAACATCAAATGCTTTAGACAAGGGAGGAGATAATTTTAAAAAATTATATTATGCGTCAGACGTTACAAGAAGGAACAGCAATGGACAGACTAGCTCAGGACTATATTCTTTGTTCATACCTATGGAATGGAATTACGAAGGATACATCGATTCTTATGGGCTACCTGTATTCGATAAACCAGAAGGCAAAGTAGAGGACCCTTATGGTATGCCTATTAAACAGGGCGTTATTGAGTTTTGGGACAATGAAGTTGCAGGTTTAAAAGACGACCAAGATGGGTTGAATGAATTTTATAGACAGTTTCCAAGAACAGAACAGCACGCTTTTAGAGATGAAGCGAAGGAGTCTCTGTTTAATCTAACAAAAATATACCAGCAAATAGACCACAATGAATCTATGGCTGCAAGTACATTAGTTACAAGGGGAAACTTTCAATGGGAAAATGGTATTAAAGACACTAAAGTGATGTTTATGCCAAATAAAGACGGAAGGTTTCATGTTTCATGGATACCTCCTATTAGTTTACAAAATAGGATTATATCTAAGCACGGAACAAATTATCCGGGTAATGAACACTTAGGAGCGTTTGGGTGTGATAGTTACGATATATCAGGAACAGTGGATAGTAGGGGCTCTAATGGCGCTTTGCATGGGCTAACAAAGTTTAGTATGGAAGAAGCTCCTGCTAATCATTTCTTTTTAGAATATATTGCTAGGCCTCAAACGGCAGAAATGTTTTTTGAGGATGTATTAATGGCTTGCGTATTTTATGGTATGCCAATATTAGCAGAGAACAATAAGCCTAGACTATTATACCATTTTAAAAATAGAGGCTATAGAGGGTATTCAATGAATAGACCAGATAAAGCGTATAATAAGTTATCAGTTACAGAAAGAGAAATAGGTGGTATACCTAACTCAAGTCAAGATATTATTCAGGCTCATGCTGCTGCAATAGAAACATATATAGAGGAACTTGTTGGAATTTTAGGTGATGATGAAATGGGGGACGTTTACTTTCAAAGAACGTTAGAAGACTGGGCAAGATTTAATATAAATAATAGAACAAAGCATGATGCTTCTATTAGCTCTGGCTTGGCCATTATGGCTTGTAACAGAAACCGTTATGCGCCAATAAATAAAGTAGTAAGAAAAAATATAAATCTAGGAATGAAAAGATATGACAATTCTGGAAGTTATTCAAAAATAATAAATTAAATGAACGTAGGCGCAAATCCAAACAGTGTATTCCCTAGCCAAGTTGTTAGTGATGAGGAAAAATCAAGCTATGAATATGGCGTTCAGGTTGGTAGAGCAATTGAAGCAGAATGGTTCCAGCAAGGAGGAGTTGGCAATAGATTTGCTACAAATTACAATCATTTCCATACACTTAGATTATATGCAAGAGGCGAACAGCCCGTGCAAAAATATAAAGATGAGCTAGCAATAAATGGCGATCTATCTTACTTAAACCTTGATTGGAAGCCAGTTCCTGTAATTTCAAAGTTTGTAGATATAGTGTCTAATGGTATTACAGAAAAAGAGTACGAGATAAAAGCTTATGCACAAGACCCTGGCTCTACAAAGAAAAGAACTGACTATGCTCAAAAGATGTTGCAAGACATCATAATGAAAGAGCAGCTTCTTAAGCTTAAAGAAGAAACAGGAATTGACGCATTTAATACAGACAATCCTGATAAGCTTCCTGATACGCCGGAAGAGTTAGCTACTCATATGCAGCTTGACTATAAGCAATCAATAGAAATAGCGGAAGAAGAAGTTATAAACCAAGTACTTGCTAAAAACAAGTTTAATGAGGTTAGGAAAAGATACAATTACGATTTAACCGTATTAGGCATAGGGGCAGTAAAAACAACTTGGAACAAAGCAAATGGTGTTGTTACAGAGTATTGTGATCCAGCTAATATGGTTTATTCTTATACAGATGATCCAAACTTTGAAGACATATATTATGTAGGGGAAGTGAGATCAGTATCAATACCTGAGTTAAAAAAGCAATTTCCAAATATACCGGAAGATGAGCTTAAGCGTATTGAGGAAATGCCAGGCAATAGAAACTACATTACAGGCTGGCAAGGGTATGACGAGAATACAGTACAAATATTATATTTTGAATACAAGACATACAACAATCAAGTATTTAAAATAAAGCAAGGCGCAAATGGATTAGAAAAAGCAATACAAAAGACAGATAGCTTTAATCCGCCAGAAAATGATACGTTTAAAAGAGTATCAAGAAGCATAGAGGTATTATATAGTGGAGCAAAAGTATTAGGCAATAACCAAATGCTAGAATGGAAGCTTGCGGAAAATATGACAAGACCATTTGCAGATACTACTAAGGTAGATATGAATTATGTTATATGTGCCCCTAGAATTTATAATGGAAGAATTGATTCATTAGTAAATAGAATTACTGGGTTTGCGGATATGATTCAGTTAACTCACCTTAAGTTACAGCAAGTAATGTCTAGAATGGTTCCTGACGGAGTATTCTTAGATGTTGACGGCTTAGCAGAAGTTGATTTAGGTAACGGAACAAACTACAATCCTGCCGAAGCACTTAATATGTATTTCCAAACGGGTAGTGTTTTAGGTAGGTCTATGACGCAAGATGGTGAATTGAATAGAGGCAAGGTGCCGATTCAAGAGCTACAGACATCGAGTGGAGGGGCAAAAATACAATCACTAATCCAAACATATCAATACTATTTGCAAATGATACGGGATGTGACTGGGCTGAATGAAGCAAGAGACGGTTCTGCTCCAGCTAAAGATGCACTCGTAGGGCTGCAAAAGATGGCCGCTAACCAATCCAATGTAGCAACAAGACATATATTGCAAGCAAGTTGTTATTTAGCTCTTAGAACGTGCGAAAACGTCTCGAGAAGAATAGCTGATTCATTAGAATATGCTTTAACTGCGAACTCATTAAAGAACAGTATAACGCATTTTAATGTTGCTACGTTAGATAGCATAAAGGAACTTAACCTACATGACTTTGGTATATTCTTAGAGTTAGAACCAGATGAAGAAGAAAAGGCACAGCTAGAACAAAATATTCAAGTTGCTTTGCAATCAGGTGGTATTGATTTAGAGGATGCAATAGACATTAGGCAAGTAAAAAATCTTCAGTTAGCAAATGAGATATTAAAGACTAGAAGAAAAGAAAAAGCAGCCGCTGCACAACAAGCGCAACAAGCTAATATACAGGCACAAGCACAAGCTAATGCACAGCTAGCAGAACAGACCGCAATGGCAGAAGTTCAAAAGCAGCAAGCATTGACAGCAGAAAAAGTAAATCTTGAGCAAGCTAAATCTCAGTTTGAAATACAAAGAATGCAAACAGAGGCACAAATTAAGCGAGAGCTTATGGCTGAAGAGTTTAACTTTAACATGCAATTAGCCCAAGCGCGAATCAAGTCTGAATCTGAAAGAGAAAAAGAAATAGAGGACAGGAAAGATAAGCGTGTAAAAATAACAGGTACACAGCAGTCTGAAATGATTGACCAAAGAAAAAATAACCTATTACCGAAAAACTTTGAAAGTTCAGGTAATGATGTATTAGGGGGCTTTGGGCTAGAGAAGTTCGGGCCTAGATAGAATTTTTTAATTTATATTATATTATATTATGTCAGAAGAAGTAAAACAAGAAGGCGACTTTAAAATAAAAAGTAAGCCTAAAATGAAAAAGTTTAATAAGCAAGCCGAAACTATTAAAGTGGATTTATCTGCTAAAGATAAGGTAGAGGAAGAGCCTATTAAAGTTGATTTAACAAAAGACAATGCCGATAAAGAGCAAGAAACAACAACAGTGGTTGCAGATAAACCAGCCGAAACTGTACAAGAAGTGGATACAGAAGTACCATCAGGGGAAAGCGCCGTTCAAGATGAAGGGTTTGCTGGCATCCAAGAAATAACTGAAGAGGAAGCTAAAGAAGTAAAAGAAGTTGTAAAGGAAGCTAAAGAAGCAATCAGGGATGAAAAAATAACGGGTAAGCCGTTGCCTGAAAATGTTGAAAAGCTTGTTGCTTTTATGGAAGAAACGGGGGGAACTGTTGAAGACTATGTTAGACTTAATGCAGATTACTCAAACGTGGATAATGATGTACTTTTAAAAGAGTACTATAAAAAAAGTAAACCTCATCTAAACGATGAAGAAATAAAATTCCTTTTGGAAGACAATTTTTCGTATGACGAAGACATTGATGAAGAAAGAGATATACGTAAAAGAAAATTAGCGTATAAAGAAGAAGTTGCAGAAGCCAAAAGCTTTTTAGAAAACTTGAAGGGTAAATATTACGATGAGATTAAGTTAAGACCAGGCGTAACCCAAGAGCAGCAAAAAGCAATGGAGTTCTTCAACCGATACAACGAAGAAGCAAGCTTAACCGAGCAGAGGCACGAAAGGTTTAAGAAAGCTACATCTAATCTTTTAAACGACAATTTCAAAGGTTTTGAATACGAAGTCGGAGGAAAGAAATTTAGATATGGCATTAATAACCCAAGTAAAGTTGCTGAGCAACAATCTAGTATTGATAATTTTGTAAAAAAGTTTGTCGACGGGCAAGGCGAGATAGTCAATCACGAAGGTTATCACAAGGCAATGTATGCTGCTCAAAATATGGATCAGATTGCTAATCACTTTTATGAACAAGGCAAAGCAGACGCTGTTAAGGAGGTTGTAGATAGTTCTAAGAACGTATCAGACACTCCAAGACAAACAGCTGGTGATGCTGTATTTGTAAATGGCATTAGGATTAAGTCCGTAACCGGAGCAGATTCTTCAAGATTAAAAATTAAAAAATCACAATTTAAAAATTAAAAAAACAAAACAAAATGGGACAATTTTTTCCAACACCGAATGACCCTTTAGGGAAATTCAATTTAAGCCCGATGCCTTCTAAGAGTGCATCACCTTACAATTATTTAGATTTTACTAGCGAAGCTGGTAATGACTTTTCACAACAGTATTTACCAGAACTTTATGAAGCTGAGGTAGAGCGATATGGTAACAGAACTCTATCAGGATTCTTAAGAATGGTAGGCGCTGAAATGCCAATGACTTCTGACCAAGTTGTATGGTCTGAGCAAAACAGGCTGCACATTGGATATTCGGATGTTACTGTTGCTACTGGTGAATTAGCAAATGGAGTACTTGAGTTGCCAGCATTAGGGGACGATGGATTAGCTTCTAAAAATGCTATGAGAGTTGGTAATACTGTAGTATTGCAAGTTACTGGCGGAACTAACGGAGTTGGAACAACTGTAACTTGCTACGTTAGCGCTGTAGATGCCCTTACTTTTACTGTGCTTCCTTATACTGCTGCTTCTTTAGCCGCAATATCTACTCCAGCCTTAACAGCTGATGCAGAATTTAGCGTATTTGTTTATGGCTCTGAATTTGCTAAAGGAACATTCGGAATGCAAGGTTCTTTAGAGGCTTCATTCCAGCAGTACAGTAACAAACCAATTATTATTAAGGACACTTATGAGGTAAATGGTTCTGATGCTGCACAAATTGGATGGGTTGAAGTTGCTGCTGAAGATGGAACATCAGGATATCTATGGTACTTGAAGTCTGAAGGAGAAACAAGATTACGTTTCCAAGACTATTTAGAAATGGCAATGGTTGAAGGAGAGCTTGCTACAAGCGCCGCTGTTAAAGCTGCTGTAGGTGGGCAAGATTCTGCTGGTACTGAAGGTCTTTTTGCTGCTATTACAGCAAGAGGTAACGTATACCAAAACTACGCAAGTGGTGCTGGAGCTGGTGGTGCTGGAACACGAAGTGCTTTAGGTGACTTTGATTTAATTTTAGCAAATCTTGATAAGCAAGGAGCTATTGAAGAGAATATGTTATTCTTAGACAGAGCTACTTCTTTAGACTTTGATGATATGTTAGCTGCACAAAATTCTTACGGAGCAGGTGGTACATCTTACGGTGTATTTGAAAACTCTGAAGAAATGGCATTAAACTTAGGATTTGACGGTTTCAGAAGAGGTTCTTACGATTTCTACAAGACTGACTGGAAATACTTAAATGATGCTACAACTCGTGGTTTAATTGATAATGTAGAAGGTGTATTAGTTCCTGCTGGAACAAGCACAGTATACGATCAAATGCTAGGTACTAACATCAGACGACCATTCTTACACGTACGTTATAGAGCTTCAGAGGCTGACGACAGAAGAATGAAGTCTTGGATTACTGGATCTGTTGGAGGTGCCAATACTTCTGATTTAGATGCAATGACAGTTAACTTCTTATCTGAAAGATGTTTAGTTACTCAAGCTGCTAACAACTTTGTATTATTTACAAAATCATAGTAGTTAATTATTGTAATGTTGCCCTCGTCAACTAGGCGGGGGTAACTATTACTTTTATTTTTTTATTAAATTTTATTATATATTATGGAAACAAAAGCCAAAAAAATAAAGGCAGCTACAAAAAATGTAGCTCCTAAAAAACAAATTATACAAGAAGAACCTGTTATGGTTGTTCCGGTTATTGAAAAAAAAGAATTAAAATCTGGATGGGAGATTAAAGATAGAATGTACTATTTAGCTAATGGAGTTTCTCCATTAACATTTACTTTAACGGCAAAACACTCACAAAGACACCCCTTAATGTACTTTGACGAAAAGTTAGGATATGAAAGGGAGCTTAGGTATGCAACAAACCAAGTGTCAGTATTTGTTGATGAACAAGAAGGCCCATCAACATTAGCTCATATTGTTTTTAAAAATGGTGTATTAATGGTTCCAAAGCAAAAACAAAGCTTACAAAAGTTATTATCTTTATACCACCCACAAAAAAACAGGACATATAAAGAGCAAGATGATGTTGCTGTTGCAGTAGATGAATTAGAAGATATTAATCTTGAAATAGAAGCTCTAGTATTGGCACAAGGATTAGACATAGACCACGCAGAAGCAATTCTTAGAACAGAATTAGGAACTTCTGTTAATAAAATGACAAGTAAAGAGCTTAAGCGAGATTTAATGTTACTCGCTAAAAGTAATCCTGCTTTATTTATAAGTCTAGCGAATGACGAAAATGTAGAGCTTAGAAGTTTTGGCATTAGAGCGGTTGAAGCTGGAATATTATCTATATCTCCGGATCAAAAAACCTTTATGTGGGCATCAAATGGGAAGAAACTTATGACAGTCCCTTTTGAAGAGCACCCATACTCTGCGCTGGCTCGTTGGTTTAAAACTGATGAAGGCATGCAAGTATATTCGAGCATAGAGAAAAAGTTCGGATAACACGTAACTATATTTATAAGGGTAGGCTAACTTAACCGTTGGTCTACCCATATAATAAAACAAAATAAAAATATGGCAATAAATGTAAATACCGTATATAAGACTGTACTGCTAATCCTTAATAAGGAGGAAAGAGGTTATGTAACTCCAGATGAGTTTAATAAGATTGCCACTCAGGTACAGCTAGAAATATTTGGCGACTATACCAACTCTTTAAACCAACAATTAAGAGTGTCTCAGTCTGACACAGATTATGCGGATAGAGTTGCCGCTATTGACGAGCATCTTTCCATATTTAAAACCTTTGGTACATCAACCTATGTGCCAACAGTAGGAACAACACCTGCTTACTTTTCATTGCCAACAACAGATTCTTATGGTGATGAAGTAGAGCTTTATTCGTTAGGCTCTGTAGTATATAATGATACAACTGAGCTTCAGAGACTGCAAAGAATGGATTTCTATAACATTCAAAAATCCCCACTAACTAAATCAACAACATCTTTTCCAACTTATTTGCTTGAAAACGACAAGCTATTTGTAAAACCTGATACCATAACAAGTGACATATCTGTTAACTTTCTAAGAAAGCCAAAAGACCCTAGATGGGGGTATACTATTGGACCTGTAGGACAATATATTTATGATACTAATGTTTATGAAGCGACAGGAGTTAACGTTGGTCTTGGAACACTAAATGACAGCATTACGGCCGAAGCATCAAATATTCAATTAGGTACATATAACGGGGTAGCTTATACACAGCTTAATCCAGCAGGGTCTGGACTTGAGTTTACAATAATAGTTAGCGGAACAGTTGGTAACGAAGTAATTTCAGATATTAATGTGGTATCTGGTGGTAAAAACTACCAAGCAGGTGATATACTCACCGTAAGTAATGGGGCTTTATCTTATCCCCCTATTGGCCCTAATCCTCCACCTGAATCTATAGGCCCAACAATTACTCTAAGGGCGCAAGACTTAAACTCTGGTAGCACATACGGCTCTACGGATATAGAGTTAGATGTAGCAGAGCAAACAAGCTTTATTATGAAAGTGCTATTTTACTTTGGGGTTGTAATAAAAGACCCACAAGTTATACAGGTTGCTGCAAGTCAAATACAGAAAGAAGAAATAAACGAAAAAAGCTAATAAGATATGCCAAATCCAAATGGTGGTTTAATCACCGAAAATAATGCAGAATACTATGATGGCGATAATTATGGGGGCTATCAGTACACTTCTTTAAACGATGTTATTAATAACTTTATTGTTGCATACGTTGGAGCAGGTAAATTAATACCAAGTGTTAAAAGGACTGATGTAATATTTCACGCAAAACGTGGGATGCAAGAATTTAGTTACGACACACTAAAGACTATAAAGTCTCAAGAGTTAACTATATCTCCGAGTCTAACAGCCATAATGCCCCAAGACTATGTAAATTATGTTAGGTTATCTTACATTGATAAGTTGGGGGTAAAAAGAATTATATACCCAAATACAAACCTTACAATAAATCCAGCAGAAGCCTTAGAGCAAGACTCTACGGGCGTTCCCATACAAGATAATTCTGGTGAAAACATAGACACTGACCCGCCACAAACAGTATCAAGATGGAGAGAAGCTGATACTAAAAAGATAACAGGGTTATATGATGCGAAATCTTTAAATGAGGGCTATGATTTTGCTGACGAATATGTTGGGAATATTTATTGGGGTGCAGCATATGGCCAAAGATATGGGGAAGATCCCGCATTAGTTCAAAAGAACGGATGGTTTGGCGTTGATGACGTAAGAGGAGTCTTTACATTCTCAAGTAACTTAAAAGATAAGTTGATCGTCATAGAGTACATCTCAGACGGTTTAGCTTATGATTTGGATACTAGGGTCCCTAAAATGATAGAGGACGCCATGTATGCCCATATAAGCCATGCGATCATATCTACACGTATTAATCAGCCAGAATATATTGTTCAGCGATTAAAAAGAGAAAGAAGTGCTAAACTAAGGAATGCTAAAATAAGATTATCTAATATTAAGCTTGAGGAAATAACCCAAGTAATGAGAGGAAAATCTAAATGGATAAAATCATAAAATATGGCAGAGGTTAAAAATCTTTTTCTAGGGGCTAAGATGAACAAGGATCTTACCCCTAGATTAATTTCAAATAAAGAGTATATAGATGCAAGAAACGCTGTTATAATAAACTCTGAGGGAGGAGATTCAGGACAGCTACAAAATGTTCCTGGAAATATAATAGAAACAGATTTTGGTCTTACAGATAAAGGCCTTGAGATAATAGGATTTTACATAGACAATGCAGGGGACAGATTATTTTGTTTTATTACAAACTGGAATGATACATCGGCTAGTGGTTTAGATAACTTTGCATCAGATACAGAGGTAATTTCAGGAATTACTTTTGTTGGCTCAAGCCATTATATATGTATGTACGACGTAAATACAGCTCAAGGTAGCATACTTGTCAGTGGAGCATTTTTAAATTTCTCAAAAACAAAACCAGTTCTTGGCATAAATCTATTAGAGGATTTATTGTTTTTTACAGATGACAGAAATCAACCAAGAAAAATAAATGTTAAAAAAGCGCTAGAAACACCTGGGTATTATAGTAATGAAGACAACATATCTGTTGCTAAGTACTATCCATGGCAGCCTCCTATGTTGGCGGCAAACAGTTCGGTGGGCAGCCTATTGGACAACAGCCCAATGCGGGTTATTCAGCAGCCAACAAGTATCAATGACGGAACATATTTAGGAGCGTTTGGGTCTGGAACTGGCCAACAGGGTCAGTACGCAATATATGCGCTTAACAATGAAGTAATAGCCGCAACCGTATATGCTACTAACTTTCCTACGTTTACAACTGGCAGTGGCTACGCAGCGGGTCAAGAAGTTACAATAGATGCCGCCCTTTTAGACCAAGCAATAGGCCCTGTGTCTAATATGATAGGAGAGATAAAGCTATTAGTTCGGGATGGCAATCTTTTTAAAGATTCCACAATGAAGGACGTAACCTCTGAAGGGTTGCCTGGTATGCAATATTGGACTGTTTCAAATGCGACTACTAATACATTTGAAATTGCAGACCCTAAATTTGGGCCTGCTAACTACAACCAATTAGATAATTGGATTGGTACATATATTACTACAGATGATATAACCCTAGCCTCTAAAACAAAAATAACAGGTGTAACCGCTAATACACCAGGTACTAATAGGCCTAACCAACCATTTACAATAACATATTCCCCAGCATCAACCGCTCCAATATCTGGAGAAGTTCTTATAGGCGCTAACCCGTACTATGATGCTAATTTTAAAGGGGACAGCGAATATCTTTCAGATAAGTTTGTTAGGTTTAGCTATAGGTTCAAGTACGACAACGACGAGTACTCTCTTGCAGCACCATTTACGCAGGCGGCGTTTATACCAAAACAGGATGGATATTTTCTAGATAAACAAAATGATACCGGCGGGGGACCCACTAACATAAATGATGACGCAGCAGAGTCAGATGAAGTTAACGCTGTGCAGAGTACGATAGTTTCATTTATGGAAAACAAAGTGAACACTGTGGGGATAGTTATTACTATGCCAGAGGGTGTTTCAACTGTTAGTGCTTTGCCAGACGACTTACATGTAAAAGAAATTGATATTCTATATAAGGAGTCAGATCAAGTGGCTATCAAGGTTGTTAACACTATTACGACTGAAGAGTTACGAGCCATAACAGACACAAATAGAATAACATACAACTATACATCTCAGGCACCTATAAAAACCTTACCATCAAACGAAACATCAAGAGCCTCTGACAAGGTACCAATTAGGGCTAAGTCCCAAGAAGTTGCCGGTAATAGGGTGATGTATGGAAATTATTTGGTAAGAACTGCTAGACCAAAAACCTTAGGATATAGTATATCTTTAGGAGAAAAAGCAAAGCTAGGACAATTTGGCTCCTACAGCGAAATAGAGTACCCAAACCACGTGCTAAAGCAAAACAGGTCTTACACACTTGGTGTGGTATTATCTGATAGGTATGGAAGGCAATCAGATGTTATACTTTCTGAGTTTGCAACAGGGTACAATAAGTATAATGTTGCTAATACAGAATTTATTTCAGGGCAAGGTGAAAGACCTAATGTATATAGAGGTAGTTCAATTAAAGCTTTGTGGAATAAATTAATACCATCTGAAATTTCTTCGCCAGGGTATGCTGGATTATATAGTTCAGAAAATCCATTGGGCTGGTACAGTTACAAGTTAGTAGTGCAACAAAAAGAACAAGAATACTACAACGTATATCTACCAAGTATACTAAATAATTCACCACAAACATCTACTACAATATCAAACAGTGTAGCATTTATAACTTTATTTTCTGACAACATAAATAAAGTTCCAAGAGATTTGAATGAGGTAGGACCAAACCAAGTACAGTTCTCAAGTTCAGAAAGACTATTTGGTAGGGTTACTAACTCAATATACAAGTCAAATATATCAGAATCATTCCAATTTATACCTAGCACTACGCCAGACAAGGTTGTAAGTATAGGGTTGAGAGACGAAACGGGGCTAGATAAAGACGTAGATGGGGGCCCTTATGATAAGTCTCCATTTTATGGTATGCCCAAACTTGATGCGGTAGGGCGTAATCCGCTTATAGGTAGAATATCCACACAAAAAACAATTGGTGCAATTGGAGGATTCTCTCCAGTTGTAGACACATCTTACCCTATAACATTTGAAAATACAACATTAAATGTTTATGAAACGGCTCCAACAAGGTCTGAAATAGATATATTTTATGAGACAAGTACATCAGGGCTAATATCTGAGCTTAATACGGATATAAAATTTGGAGATGCTGGTCTAACGGCTGTTGCAATTGAAAATTGGTCTTTTAATCTTACCGAAAGTACTGAGGGTGGCACTAGACTAAATACTCCTGGAAGTTCGTTTATTGTTAAAAATTATCAAGGTTTAAATATACAAGGTGTGAGTGGTGTTACTGTTACCGCAAAGATAGTTTCTGTTTTTTCAGGAAACGATGTAGACATAACAGGTAGTAATCTTTTTGAGTTAGAAGCTAACGGAACTTCTGGGTGGTATATAAAAACATCTACAAATGCTAGTTTTGTTTATACGAGCAATAGTTCTGTTAATGATAGATACAAGTTTACAATAGAGTTTGCGGTTGCTCAATCTGGTGTTACAGAAGTATTAAAAAGCAATGTAACCGTCAACGCATCAAAAAGTATATTAAAAAATTCACCCCCTATATCTGATACAGGTGATAATTCTGTTTCTAACAAGCAAAATATAACACAGTTCACTTACGGTATGAACTCTGACTTAAACAGTGGCAATAGAATCACGAGGAGCGGCACAACAACTTTTTGGGGTACATATGACTTTCAACTGCCAATAGAAGACAGTACAGGGTTTATTGACACAGGGCTTTCATTTGATTTTAGGAATGGGGCATTTAGCGATTTACTTTACAAGCAAGGTCTTTCAATAGTTATAAAAAGTGTTTACATAAAGTTACCACAGCTTTTTGCAGGAAATCCTTGGTTTTATGATAGTAGAAAGACTGCATCAGAATATGCAAGGCTTAGTTTTGACCCAGAAACGCAGGCAAGTCCTTTAAAGGAGTCTTTACAAATAAATGTAGATAACGTTAAGGTATTTAATCCTACAGTTACGTCTTTAGAGGAAAGGACTGAAGCTGATTATAATTTTACTACTCTTGAGTGGGAATATACTAAATTTCCAGGGTTATACACACCAAATCAAAATCCTCAAGACACAAATGTACAAACAGAATATTTAATAACTATGGAAGTATTTGATGCAGCCTCTAGCAGTATAGTTACGACTCCGCTAACTAATACTCCAACAGTTGTTACTAGCCCTGGTGTTGGCTCCAAAAAAATAGAGGATTTCTCTTTTATATTGAGAGTTAACAATCCTTAAAACTTATTATAAAAATATATATAAATGAGCGCTACTACAGAAGTACAGTACTTTAATTCTTTTTTGTTAAAAAAGGTTGCAACGGGGGTTGGTCCAGTAATTGCTGAGCAATCATCTGGAGCTGCTGTTTGGCCTGGACTAGCATGGAGTAATATAGAAGGGTATCCCCGATTTCCACTATATGCTTTAGGCGGGCAAACTTTTGAGGGTTACCAAACAAAGTATTGGTACATAGAAGAGTCTAGGATACGAGGAGGATACAATAATACATCAGTAGATTTTGGAGTAAAGGCTTATATAACAGAGTCTGAAGATTCAGAACTAATACTTAGCAACGGAATAATATACTCTGGACTATACAATCGGTTAACTGGATTAAACGAAACTAACGTTTTTTCTACAGGAGAAAACATAACAAAAGAAGTTGACCCAAGATACGGAGGCATACAAAAGTTATACACCACTGATACCAACCTAATAATATTTCAGGAAGATAAAGTTAGTAATGCCTTAATAGACAAGGACGCAATATACACTGCAGATGGAAACCCTGCATTGACAGCGTCAAGGTTAGTTTTAGGCCAGGTTAACCAATATACTGGAGAATATGGCATTAGTCAAAACCCAGAATCTTTTGCCTTTAAAGGATACAGAATGTATTTTTCTGACAGAAGCAGAGGAGCTATTTTAAGGCTATCAAGAGATGGTATAACGGAAATAAGTTCATATGGAATGAGAGACTTCTTTAGAGATGACTTAGCTACTGTTACCACTATAAATAAATCAAAAGAGAATACTTTTACGGCAAAAATAGGTCCAGGCAATGAGTACCTTATTTTAGATTTACCCGAGGGAACTACAGAAATTCCTAATACTATAGAAGTAGGTATGGGTATATTAGGAATAACCCCTAATAATTTTTATGTAAAGGGCATATTTTTTAACAGCGGTAGTACTCCTACACCTGAAGCTTATATATATATTGGAAAAACCGACCCAGATATTGATATTATTTTTGACAATCCATTGTCGGGGGGTGATACTGGAGAAATATCTTTATTTAGTTATGTTAAAGATAAAATTGTTGGAGCATACGACAACTACCATGATAAGTATGTTGTATCAACACAAGTATTTAATGATGGGGATAATATAGAAACGTACAACACACTATCATTTAATGAATCAAATAATGCTTGGACAAGTTTTTGGGATTACGACCCAAGCTTTGGCGGTACATTAAATAGCAGTTATTACACATGCAAAGGTGCATCTATTTGGAAACATTACGATAAAAGTGTAATTAATAATAGAGGGTACTTCTATGGAACGTATTACCCAACATCGGTTATACTATCCTTTAATCCCGATGTTTATATCTCTAAAAATTTCCAAACAGTAAACTACGAAGGGTCTAACGGTTGGCAGTCGGATTACTTTTTATCAGACCCAACGGGACTTAGTATAGAATCAATTAACTATCAAGATAAAACATCACTTGTATATAGCTACGATGAGGGCGCATATATTGAAGGTGGAATAACATATAGAGTAGGATTTGATAGAAAAGAAAACAAATATTATGCTAACCTAATAAATAAAGGTGTTGATTCAACAGGGGCTGTTTCCCAAAGTATACCATTCGGTATGCCAGGGCAAGTGGCATCAAACGATAGCATGAGCGGAATAAAAGGATACTTTGCAACTGTTAAAATTAGTACCGACAGCACCACAGATGTAGGTGGTACTAAAACATTATTTGCGGTATCCTCAAAATATGTTAAATCTTAAAAAAATAAAATAATATGGGACTAATGGCAGCAATGTTAGTACAAGCGGGATCAGCTATAACTAATACTATAGTAGGTATGGCTAATGCAAAAAAAGATAAAGCAGATGCTAAAGGCAAAAGAGAGGCTTTGGAAAGGACTTTAAAAAATTTAGAGCAAGAAAGAAGAGATCTTGTAAATAATTTTGAAGGACAATTTAGTAACACATATGCTAACTTAGGTGTCGCAGCACAAGCCGCAGAAATGCAAATTGAGCAAACAGATATTGCTTTAGCAAATACATTAGACACAATCAGAGCAACAGGCGGAGCAGCAGGTGGGGCTACGGCATTAGCACAAGCAGCTTTATCAAGTAAAAAGGGGGTTTCGGCTAGCATAGAAAAACAAGAGGCGGCTAACGAAAAATTAAGAGCCGAAGGAGAAGCGGTTTTACAACAGAAAAAATTAGAAGAAGGGTTAAGAGCAGAAGCTCGCATTGTGGAACAATTAGATAGAACACAATCATTAACTGATGAGCAAAGAGCAAGAGAAATGCAATCGACAATTGATAAAAGAGCGGCTTTTTCAAGTGGCCTTGGCGCATTAGGAGATATGGCCGGTAGTTTAGCGGGGGCAGGAATTAGTAGTGGACAGTTTGACCTTGGCAGCCTTGGCAAAAAAAGTAATATAAGTATACCTAGAAAAACCTTTATGCCTAGAACAGGCTTTGGTAGTGGAAATATAAGCAAAGGCTTCGGGGGCTTAGGGTAATAAAAATAATAAAGGAACATGGGTACATATAGAAAACCAGCATCATTAGTTGATACACAATCGGGTAAAATATCTAGGGCTACAACAGATAGACTTTCTGCTAATTTTAATAAAATTTTGCAAGCCTCATTAAAACAATCCGAAAAAAGAGCTAAACAAAAAGAAGAGACTGATAAGGCTATAAGAAAAATTCATACAGAGGAGGCTAAACGCCTTTCTATTGGAAATTCAAATATTGAAAATAGTTCCCTTAATGCTCAAAGCGTTACGGACGCTACTAAATTTGTTTCCATGCAAACCGCTAATGGAAGAATAAGAACCCTACCAGGGGGATTAGAGACTGGAACGGAGGAATATAACAAAGAAACTAGATTAGTTGCTGCGGGGCAACAGTATTTTAATGGACTTCAAACAAGTTTAGCTAACTTAGAGGCCTCGGACGAACAAATAAATAATGATCTATCAAAGGGGGTTGGATCAAAACCAAATCAAATCTCTCCTGCCTCTGCAACAGGCAATTTTTTAGAAGCATACTCCTCTGGAACTGGATGGGAAAAAAGTTATGGAGTTGAGTTAGGCGATGATGGAGAATACCATGACTACCTTGAGCGTAAAAAAGATGGAGTTACAATAAGAGATTACGCTAATTTTTTAGGGGGCGAAAACCCTGAAACAAAATTTAATAGACAAAGCTACAGGATAAATCCTGATGTTATCGGGGGTACACAAGAAATTTTAAAGGGGATAGATGTTTTAAAGGCCAATAATACTCCTGCTGACATGTTTATAAAAGAATCAACTGAAAATGTTGCAAGCTCCATATATAATATAGAAAGTATTGATTCAGATAAGCTGTATTCTTCTGTTGAACCCGCTGCAACAGAGTATGGCGAGTTAATTATAAAAAATGGAGTGGAATCAATGCTAGATTTACTCCAAGAGGAGGGTATAGGAGAAAAAATTCCGGGTAGCGATGCTGTTGGATATAGATTTTTTAAAAGAAATAAAGATGGATCTATATATAAGAATGCAGAGGGCAAAGCAGAGCGGGAAGATAAAGTAACCCCTATCACTAACGAATTTGGAGAATTTATTATGGACACAGAAAATAATTCACCAAGCACAGCTTTTTTAAGTGACGACGAATATGATGGTTTTATGCGAATGGTACATGAGATATCTGCCAATGGGGCCGGCGCATTTAGTGACCCTAAAAGAGAAATTGATGCTGCCGCAACTGAAAGGCTTAGAAAATCTATGGCTAGCGATACCAAAGCTGATAAACCTAGAGACATACAATTAAAAGCTAATCAAATACAAGGCCAGATTGATAGAGCATTTGAAAATTTAGAATCCAATGTTGCTAAAATACGAAAAACAAAACCTGGCAAAAGTGGCATTCCAATTAAAGCATCAGATATAGATGAGAAGGATATAATAGATGCATTTAGAAAAGAAATGGGTGGTTTAATTACGCCAAATATTAACTTTGAAATAAAAGATGGTAAATTTTACCCTGTTAGAGAACAACTAAGAAAAGAAGTAGAAGACGGTGAAGAAACAATGTTTAAAGATTATGTTCCAATATTAGATGAAGGATACGATATATTTAATGATATGGATAAGATAAAAACTTACTTAGAAGAAAAATTCGTACCAATAGAAGTTAGGACAGTATCTAAGCCAGCACCAATAAGATTTGATAAAAATGGAAAAGTTATTTTACAATCTGGGTTTGGGCCTTTAATTTAATAAAAAATGAACGATAAAGAATTAACACCTGAAATGCTAAATAGGCTTAACGCCAATTCCAAGCTAATGTACGAACAAGGATATTCCGAAGAGGATATAGATGCAATGGCTAAAAGTTTTTTTGAGAAATTTGCAGTTGAAAAGCCGGGAAAGAAAGATGTTGTTGTGGAGGAAGATGTGGCCACAGCAACGGAAGAAGTTTCAGCATCTGGGGTTGGACCTTTAGCGCCACAAGAAGAGGATAATGAAGATAAGTATGATCCAAAAGTTCAGTTTAAAATAAATTTAGAACCGAAAATAGAACCAGTAACCCCAAAGGTTATCGTGGATCCGTCTACAATATCACCAGAGCAAAAAAGACAATTAGCTATTGATAGGGCATTAGATCCAGATAAGGAGGTTAGTGAGATAGCATTGATAAATGATGAATTTTTCCGAGCACAAGATAGCTTAAGCTCTTATGCTAAAAAAGCCAATGCCGCTAGAGCAGCACTCGATGCTTTAAACTTTGCCGCCAATGCAAATCCTGAATCCGTTGATGATACAATGCGGGAAGAGGTGAACAAAGAGCTAAAAATATTAAATGAAAATGCAGAAAAGTTTACTAATCTTAATGCTAAATATGGCAACAACATAACAGAGTGGAGGGAATCTAACATAAACCTTGTACCCGGTAGAAAAGAGGTACTTGGAGATATTAAAAGAACCACTCCAGAACAGCTGCAGGCCTTTGATGAGCGTATAGCAAAGCTAAAAGAAGAAATAGAAAACCTACCTACGCCTAAAGCTACATTTAGACCAATAGGAGTGGCTGATTTTGCAAACCCGCTTGATAGCCCTGAAAGAACTAATTTAGAGGGCCAAATAAAAACAATAGAAAAATTAAAAGCAGACTTAATAAAGAAAAATACAGATGTTGATTTTTACGAAGCTGGAGCAGAATATTATATAGATAATAAAGCTGTGCCTCGTTCTGAAATGGAAAAATTTTTAGGATCAAATAAATATGAAGATATATTAAATGGGGAAGGTTCTGTTAAACTAAATATAAAAAACGACGAGTATTTACAAGCTATAAATAACCAACAAATTGAAGCCGCCGAGACTGGTGAATATACTAGAAGTGCAAGAGCAAGTGCGGCAGGATTTTACAATGTTTTTAGTAAAGGTCTAAAAATGCTTGCAGCGGAGGGTTTAGACTGGTTTTTAGATGCGGAACAGGTATCGGGTGTTTTAGGCTCATTTGAAGCTGCCCCAATTGGTGGTGCAGGAATGGTAACAATTTCTGCAAAAAACGCTTACGCTACAGCAAAAAAAGAATCAAAAAAAACAGGGGAAGACATAGACGACGTATTTTTAAGAAGATACTATGACGAGCTAGACAGAACTTCAAAGGCAATAAGTGGGCCTCAATTATATAAAACAGAGGATGTTATTGATAGGCTAGCAAATGGAGATATTACTGGATTTATAAATGGTGCAGCAAAGCTAGGCTTTGAATCTGCTTCGTATATGGCTGCGGCGGCAATACCAGTGGCGGGTAAATACATAGTTGCTAATGCTCTTCAGAAAGAAACATATTACAATCTTAGAAAAGAAGGTGTTAGCAAAGGCCGCGCCGGAGTTGCATCTGGCTTGGTAGGAACACTTGGTTTGGTTGATACATTCCAATTTGGCAAAATGATAAAAGGTAGCCTTGGTTCGGTTAACAAAACTATTTCTGCAGCAACAAGACAAGGCATTAGAATAGATCCGGGACTAAAAAGACAGCTTGGGAAAGATGCTGTAAATGCAATTTTTGTAGAGCCCGGTACTGAACTTTTTCAAGGGGGTTCAGAAAGCTTAATTGACGATTGGGCAAAAGGTAAAGAATTGGACTTTACTAAGGCCGCTAGGCAGGGGGCTATTGAAGCTTCGGCGTCATTGCCAACATCTGCAACATTTGCAACTATTCCAGGGGCACAATATTTATATTTAAAAAATAATGAATTAAAAAATATAAATAGAATTAACAAAACCGTTGAAAATTTATTGTCACAAGCAAATGCTAACCAACCTGGGTTTGATTCAAAAAATGTTAAGGAGCAAATAAATTTACTAACAGAAGAGTTTATAAATACTTTTGAAACAGCAGAAACTATTGCTACTAAAGCAACTGCCGCTGAAAATAGAACAATACTTGATTTAACTGCACAGGAGGCTATTTTAGAAAAAGCTCTTGAAGCAAGGGGCAATACTAAAGAAACAGTAGAAAATTTACAATCTAAACTAGACAAAGTATCAGGGGATAAAAGTAAATTTTTAGCGTTGATAGAAGCAAGACCTATTTTTGAGGGGGAATTTAAAAAGCCGACGTTGAATAGGAATCAAAAGATTGTAATAGATGGTGACATTCCTGAGGCATTGAAAAAAGTTAAGCCATCTTCTAAGAAAACCATAATTGTAGATGGGGAAGAAGTTACTAGAAATGTGTTTTTAGGAGGGGATTTAATAGATGGTGGAGTTGCTGAACAAGCAGATAATAGAGCAAAAATCAATGAATTGATTGAGGAAAGAGAAGACTACAAATTTGATATTGAAGAAGCAACTGATCCTGAAGAGATTACTAAGCTAGAAAAAAAGATTGATGCACTAAATGAAACAATTAACGATTTAGGCGGGTTTGAAGAAACTTTAGAAACAGTTGAAAAATTAACAGAAGGATTTGAAAATACAGAAGTTAAAACATTCCAAACAGGGGAAGAAGTACGAAGCTATGTTGAGAACTTAATTAAGGAAGGTAAAAGGCAACCATTTAAAGATAAAGAGGAAGCGAAAGAGGGAGAAAGAATGATAGACTCTGTTGGAGAAGCACAGGGCTTTCTTATAACACTTAAAGATGGATCTAATGTAATAGTAATTAATAAAGACGCTTCAGCAGTAGCGGAAGACGTTAATGTTGCTGCACACGAATTTTTACACGCTTTACTTGCTAAGTCTTTTACAAAAAAGGGCCAAAGCGCCGAACTAGGCAAGAAATTATTTAAGTTCTTATACGATTCTAATCCTGAGCAAATGAAGACTAGTAAGCTTGGGAAAAGAATAAGCCAATATGTAAAAAACAAAAAAACAAATGAACTCGTAAACCCTGAAGGATGGGATGCGGTCGTTGATAAGATACTAACTTCGGGTGACTTTGATGTAGAGTGGGAAGAAATATTAACATTAACATCGGACGCTTTAGCTGAGGGTACTTTTAACATTAATGAAAGTACTTTAGCTAAAATAGGTAATATTTTAAGAGAGATATTACAAAAAATGGGTGTTAAGATAAAATTTGATACAGGCCAAGACGTATTAAATTTTGTAAAAGACTACAACAAAAGTATTAAAAAAGGTAAATTAACTAAATCCCAAAAGAAACTTGCAGGCATTAAAAAGCCTAAAAGCAAAGACAAAATAAAGTTTTCAAAAGCATTAACCTCTGCTCAAAAATCTGAAATCAATAAAATTGGCAAGCAAATAGATGACCTATTTGATAAAAGAAATGCTGGTGAAATAAGCTTTGAAGAGTTTGAATCTCAAGAAGCAGTACTAGAAGCTAAAATTAAGCAGATAGAAGAGCAAGGACCTACGGAGGTTAAGGCTAAGCCAAAAGCAAAAGAGGGAGCTAAGCCTGTAACAGAGGCAGGAAAAGCGGCATCTGAAAAAGTACAAAAAATATACGAAGAAAAAGGTGTTGATGGAAGCTTTGAAATAATACAACAGTTTGGAGGCATGGTTGCCGGGCTTGTTAACAAAAGGGAGAATGCTCCTGGGTTTGATAGACAATTGCTAACTGACGAAATAAACACAGGTAAAGGAGGCTTAATAGATTTAATAAGAACCTACAAGCCTGAATCAGGTGTTCCGCTTGCAGCATACATAAATAAAAATTTGCCATTAAGAGCAATAGCCGCATCGGAGAGAATATTAGGAACAGACTTTACAAAAGACATTGAAAGTGAAGGTATGCGAGGTATTGCATCAGATGATGTATTGCCTTTTGAATCCACTAGCACAGCAATAGAAATTGCAGAAGAAGACGCTAGGGTTGCAGATTTAATAAAACCAGCTGAAGAATTTATTGCGGATGAAGTTGCATTAAACAAAACAATCGATACAATAGAAGAAGTAACTAAGGATATACCGGCTAAGGAAAGAACCTTTGCAAAGATAGGCGTTAAAAAAAACGATGCGGCCTTACTAGCCGTTTTGGAACCTATTTCAGAAGAACTAAAAATATCGGTTAAAAAGTTATCCGATAAGAAAACTGTATTTAATAGAGCGGATTACACTTCGGCTAGAGCATGGGCTAATGAAAACATTGACCTAATATTAAAACTATTGCCTAAGGGTGCAATACCTCCAGGTGGTTTAACTAGCAAGGAATTACAAGGAACTGCTACTAACTTACCTAATAACATATTACAAGAGTTATATAATAAGAATCCTAGGTTCACAAAGAAGAATGGGTTAGCACCATTTATATTAAAAAGAGGTTTAGATAAAACAGATGTTCTAAGAGCTTTTGGTATGGATGCAAATGGTGACTTAATGGTTACTGTTGATGCGTCAGGAAGAGGTAGAGAAAGCAAGACGCTACAAGGTATGATAAACCTTATGGCTAGATTATCTGCAAATCAACTGATTAGAGAATATGGTGATGTTACAGTCCAAGAGAAACAGGATATAGCTGCTGGTAAAGCAGACATAATGTTTAGTAAATCAAGCAAAGACTTATTAAACAAGTATAATTTAAACTATACAGAGATAAGAACGGAAAAGGATGTAGACAACTATATAAATAATATGGTTCTTCCATTAATAAATATTTTTAACACAGAGGACTTTAAGCTTTTAAACAGAACTGTTCTACAATTTAGGTCAAAAGCTTTAGGCGGAGACAAGGCTATATCTAATTATTTAAGAAAAAGGTTAGCGGCTTTAAATTTACCTAAAAGAGTTACAGTTGGGAGAACAGGCCCTAGTAGAGCTATAGGGTCTACTGAAGAAAAATTTAAAAAAGCTTTAAAAAGTGGTAAAATAGATAAGTATAACGAAAAGAACAGTAAAGTTTTTGACAAAATGTGGAATGACATAAATGACATTATAAGCAAAGACAAAAATATGGCTGTTCCTATAATGTACTTTTTAGAAAACTCAATCAATGAGTCTACTAATCCCCATAGAATAGGGGCCCCTATAACAGGCTATCAATTAAACGCTGGTAAATTATATTATGAGCACGCTGTGCCATCTCAGTTAGCTTACCTTAATTTAATGGAATCTATATTAGATCCTAAAAAAGATTTTAAAACGGAATTTAATAAAATAAAAGACAACTATAATATAATAGCTTTAAGTGAGGATAGTAATAATAAGGTAAATGCTGCAGGGTTTAAATTATTAATGCCAGAAGGCTGGAAAAACTGGTATGATAGGTATTTTAATCCAGAAGTTGCAAAAATAAAAGGGGGAATAGACCCGTCAACATTAATAAATATAAATGGTAAAAGCTTTGCTGTAGACATTGGTATAGATGCTTCTGGCAATAAGGTGTCATTAAAAGAAAAAGCATTACAAAAATCCAAAGAGAAAGCAGCAGAAGGAAATAATAAAGCTTTACCAAAAGATTCACAATTAGAGGGTGAGCCTACTGTTCAAGAAACTATTGATAATGCTGAAGCCATATATGACGACGAAGTTGACAAACAAATAAAGTTTAGCAAAAAACAAAGTCTTAATAAAACGTTTAACGACATAATAGAAAACAAAACAGGTATACCAAGTAGTAGAGAGGTGTCTGCAGCAAGAGCAAAAGTAAGAGGTGATGGTAAAGGAAGGTTTAAGTTCTTTATACCGCCTAGTGCAGAAGATTTTTTAGGATTATTGTACACAACTTTAGGTAAAGGCAAAGTAGGAGATGCTCAAATGGCGTGGTACAAGGAAAACTTGTTAGATCCTTATGCGGCAGCAATGAGAAATATAAGTGCTGCTAGAATATCTATGATGAAAAACTACAATGCTTTAGTAGATAAGTTAGATATAACACCTAAAGACTTAGCTAAAAAAATACCAGGATCTGATTTTACAAGAGAACAAGCCGTTCGGTATCACATATGGACCAAGCAAGGCAATACTATTCCTGGAATAAATGATTCAGATAAAGCAGAACTTGGGGAGTTTATGAATAAAAATCCTGAACTTCAGCAATTTGCAAATACATTGATAGCACTTACTAAAAATGAGGGATATGCTAAGCCAGAAAAAAGTTGGACCACAGGAACCATAACCACAGATCTTTTAGAGGTTCTTAATACAGATACTAGAACAAAATATTTACAAGTATGGCAAAATAATGTTGATGAAATATTTTCAAGTGATAACCTTAATAAATTACAAGCCGCTTTTGGTAGTAACTATAGAGAAGCCCTTGAAAATTCATTAGATAGAATGAAGAGTGGTAGAAACAGATCTCCAAATATGGATAGATTAACAGGTAGGTTTATGGATTACCTTAATGCGTCTACTGGTGTTATTATGTTCTTCAATACTAGATCTGCTATTCTGCAAACAATATCTTCAATTAACTTTATAAATTGGTCAGATAACAACCCAATTGCGGCTGGGAAAGCATTCGCAAATCAAAAACAATATTGGAAAGATTTTAAGTATTTATTTAATTCTGACTACTTAGTAGATCGTAGAGGTGGGCTTAAAATGGAAGTAGAAGAGGCAGAAATAGCAAGCTTAGCTAAAAAAGGCGGGCCTAAAGCTGTAATAGCAAGATTACTACAACTTGGATTTACACCTACGCAGATAGCTGATAGCTTTGCAATATCTTCAGGTGGCGCAACTTTTTATAGAAATAGAATTAATTCATTAATGAAGGCTGATGATACGCTAAGCCAAGCTGAAGCAGAACAAATGGCTTTTGATGATTTTAGAGAAGCTGCAGAAGATTCTCAGCAATCAAGTCGGCCAGATAAAATTAGTCAGCAACAAGCGGGTCCATTAGGACGCATTATATTAGCTTTTGCAAATACCCCATCTCAATATGCTAGATTAACAAAAAAAGCCGTCTTAGACCTTAAGAATGGGCGTGGGGACGCTAAAACAAATATATCTAAGATTGTTTATTACATGGCTGTACAGAACCTTATATTTACCGCCTTACAACAAGCATTAATTGGCTTAGCATTTGATGATGAAGACGAAGAAGGTTTAACAACTGACAAAACTATCAATATTGCGAACTCAATGCTAGATTCTATATTAAGAGGTACTGGTATTGCCGGGGCTGTAGTATCTACAATAAAAAATGTAGGGCTTAAAATTTATAAAGAAAGCGAAAAAGACAGACCTAAATATAGTAATGTAGCTGATGAGCTATTAAAAATATCCCCACCTATATCTTCTAAGTACAGCAAAATAAAATCAGTTGGTAAAGCTTTTGAATGGGATAAAGATAAAATGGAAACAATGGGATTTGATATACAAAACCCAGCTTATTTAGCTGTAGGTAACACTGTAGCAGCCGTAGGAAATGTTCCATTAGATAGGGTAATTAGAAAAGCTCAAAATGTTGAAGCTGCTATAACTGAAGACATGCACACTTATCAAAGAATAGGTTTAGTACTAGGCTGGGATAAGTGGTCACTTGGGTTAACAAAGAAAGAGCAAGAGGCAGAAAAAAAGGCTAAGAAAGATAAATCGATTAAATTTTTTAGCAAAGGGGGGAAAAAAATGCAATCAAAAAAAGTAAAAGTAACAACAAAAAAAATAAAGTAATATTAGTTATGAAAATATCACCAGCATGTAAAGCAGCAGCAAAAAGAAAGTATAAGGTATGGCCAAGTGCATACGCATCAGGATATGGCGTAAAATGTACGAAAGCAGGTGGGCCTAAAATGAAAAGTAAAACAAAAGGCGGCGGAACAACAAAAGCCTGTTTACCAGCGGCTAAAGTAGCATCTATGAGTAAAAAAGAAAAAGACGCTGTAATAAGAGCTAAGCGTACGGCAGGTAAAAGCGGCAAGAGAGAAAGATCTGATAGAAGCAATGTTAAAGGGGCTAGAAAGAAAGGAGCTACTCTAAGAGACTGGTTCGAAAAAGAAAACTGGGTAAATGTAGCAACCGGCGAAGAATGCGGTAAGTAAAGAAGCATATACAATAGGCGTACCATACCTAAGGCTTCTAACTAAAAAACGCCAGTGATTAAGTTCACTGGCGTTTTATTA